GGCCGGTGCCGTTGCAGCGGGTGCAGGTGTAGGTGGTGGCCATGGCCGCTCAGCCGATCATCTCGTTGATGGCGTTGCGCACCGCCTCGATCAGGTTGGTCTGCGCGACGCGCGCGCCCTGGGTCTGCATCCAGTCAGCGACCTGGCGTTCGATGTGGTCGACCAGGCCCATGTCTTTGGTGTCGAGGGCTGCGGCGAGGGCGTGCATCAGGTCGATGCTGGTTTGGATCTTGATCATGTTGCGGCTCCGGTGGTGTGGTGGATGCCTCCATCATGCCGCAACAATTTTGATTGAAGTCTATTGGTTGAGTGACGTGTGTGGTTATGCCTCGTCTGCGCTGCTGTTGTCGATGCTGCAGCCGTTGAGGCTGCCTGGGTCGAGGCAGGCGATGATGCATGCGCTGATGTCGGGCGCGTCGCTTGGGCCGACCAGCTCCAGCGCATCGCGCTCTGGCAGGCCGTCCTCGGTGGTGAGACGCGCCATCGCGGCCCGGCGCAAGGCTTTGGGGTCGTCAACTCGTAGGCAGAGGCTGAAGATGTAGTTTTGCCGGCTCATGGTGCTGGCTGCGGGTTGTTGGCCGCCTTGCATTGTGGGCACGCGCAGCGCATGCCTTTCTCGCGCATCTTCTGGCCGTCGTGCCACGCGGCGTCGTAGGCCTCGCGGTTGATGCGGTTCTCGGTGAACAGGCGCACGCCGGCTCGCGTGTCGTTGTGGTAGCCGGCGACGCGGATCAGGGCGAGCAGGTCTTGGCGCTTCATGGTTTGCTGGTGGTGGTGGGTTGGGCGAGGCCTCGCCAGTCTTTGAATTGGCCGCTGAGCGCTGCAGGCGTGGTGCTGTCGGCTGCTTTTTGTGGTGTCCGGTACCAGATGTACCACCGGAATCCGTCCCAGCGCTGGTAGCCGATCTCTCGGCCGAATCCGTCCCGCTGCTGGTACACGCCTGGGCGCGCGGGATTCATGTCGCCTGGGAACCAGGGGGTCAGTTTTGTGATGGCTGCGCTCATGGTGTGGCCATCGCTTTGATCTCGGTCCAGGCCTTGCCCAGGGCTTCGAGCTGCTCGGTGCTGAGTTTGAGTTGGTGGAGTGGCCGGTCGATCAGGTCCTGGCACGCGCGCTGGGCGGCCTGGTCGCGGGCGATCAAAGCCGCGGTGGCGTGGTACGCGGCGATGATCTCTGGCGTGGCTTCGATGACGTAGGTGTAATCCTCGCCAGTCACCTTGCCGTCCTTCTTGCGCACCTTGATCGTGCGGCTGCTGTGCTGGGCCTCGAACATGGTTGCGGTCATTTTGGTGATGACCAGCAGGCGGTGCGTGATGCGTGGTCGGCCTGGCATGGTCCAGCCATCACGGACGCGAAGGGCCACGGTCTGGCCGATGGTGAGGTGGGAGAGGTCTGTGCTCATGGCTTGCTGGTGATGGTGGTTGAAATGTGGGCGAGGCGGGCGGCCTTGATGCGCGTGATCATGTTGCGCATGCTCATTCTCAGCCTGCCACCATCGGCGCCTTTTGGCTCAAGGTCTTCTGTGATCAGCTCGGCCTCGACCTGGATGATGTCGATTTGTCGGGGGGTAAAGCTGAATGTGTGCGCCGGTTGGTGGGTGCTGGAGAGAAGTATCCTGAGCAACAGGTTCATTCGGTCGGCGCTGGCCTCGGTGGTGGCCTGCTCGCGTCTACGGTGCATCACCTGGGCCATGGTGCAATACTGAAACCTTGTGAGTTTGACCTTCACCGGCGCGGCCTTCGGCTGCTTTTGTTCCTCCGGCGCGAACTGCTGCGCCATCAACGTGTTAGCCACCAGGAACACGGGCCAGCGGACGCGCCAGTGGCCAGGGACGCTGCCGACGTCGGGGTCGTAGTCGATGAAGTTGCAGACCTCGGCGAGGGTGTCGTTGTCGCGCGCTACTTGGATGATGCGGGCTTCGAGTGGGCTGATGTTGGGCATGGTGTCAGGCTCCCAGGAGCATGTCGTTGGCGATGGTGGCGGCGTCCTTGCCCGAGGTGCCGGGGTGGCGCTGGGCGAGCTGGCAGGCCTCGGTGTCGCCGCGGCTGGCGTGCCAGAGCGTGACGGTGCCGTTGTCGCTGGTGGTGTAGAAGAAGCCAGACCCGAGGTCGTTGAGGGGCTTCGGGATCTGGGTCAAGGCCGTAATGGTGGCCTGGGGGATGGTGGCGTGCATGGGGTTCTCCGGTGGCGTGATTTGATTATGCGGCAAGATTTTTGATGCAGGCGCTAGGCCCCACGCCCCAGTCGGGTATGCCTCGCGTGGCCAGACCGTAACGGGACGCAGCGCCCGCGGTGTAACGGTCAAAATGCGTTGCGGCGCAAAGGTTGTAACGGTTTTTGTAACGATCTGGCCGTGCACCTGGTTTGTAACGGTGTAACGCTGGCGTAACGGGTTTGTAACGGGAAAACCTGTTGCGGCGCATGCGATTTCCCGGAACGTAACGATGTAACGGTTTTTGAGGGGTACAGCCAATAAGGGAAGGGGTGTTATATTATATGTGTTATATAACATAATATAATACTGGTATCGTAGGGGGTTATCCTATATATATATCGTTACATCGTTACATAATATATATAGAGTGTTGATTTTGTTGAAGAAAATGCCGTAACGGTTTCCGTAACGGTGGCGTTTGGGCTCGTTACACCGTTACGCTGCTTCGGTGGCAGCTTCGTGGGCTGCCGGCCAGCCCCGGCTATGCCGTCCGGGTGATGACCACAAAGCCCTCGGGGCACACGCTGCTGGTCCTGTAGGTGCGGGCGGTCTTGCGGCTGATCCGGGTGGCTTTGTTGCGCAGCACCTGAACGCTGCGCTGGCCCAGAGGCAGGGTCAGGTCCTGGCCAACGTCGAGTGCGATCAGGCGGGTCGTCTCGTCGTCTGCAGGTCGGCCTGGTGAGTTGAAGACGCGCACCTTGGCTTTGGACCAGAGGCGGTGACCGGTGGATCCGAAGCAGGGGAGGGTCTGCATGCCGTACTGGGTGGCGAGGGCCTGGGCTTGCTCTCGGGTGCAGTGGCGGATGACGAACTCGCTGTCGGTGGTCAAGACCTCGGGGGTCATGTCGGCGGGGGTGTTCAGAAATGTGGCCATGGTTGCTCCGGTTGGTTGAATTTGTATTATACCGTTGCCCACGTACAACTCCCGCGTTTTTGTTACGTCGTGATGCATTCTCGGCATAGAATCTGCCCGTATTCCCCCACGGAGCTTCTATGCGCGCTGAAGGTGTCGAGTACCACTCGAATGATTTGCTCCCCGGTCGGCTGCTGTTCCGGTGTGACCGGTTGTCGGCGTCTTTGCAGGTCAGCACCTGCGCGTTGATGTGGGAGAAGTCGGCGCCCGGCGATCGGTGTCGGGGCTGCTCGATTGGGGCTCAGCATGCGGGGCGTGCGGATTCGACGGCGAGCCCTCTCAGGGGGGTTGCGATCTGCTCCCGGTGTCATCGGCAGGGCATGCGGTTGATCGGCGGGAACGTTTGCGTGTCCTGCAAAAATCGTGAGTACGAGTGGATCCGCGGTCGGAATGCCAGGGGCAAGGCGCCGCTGAACCATCCGGCGTTGGAGCGCAGACGGGTGTGTGTGCGCAGAGGTGACCGGGTGTCGGTCGTGGAACGGGGGCTCACGGCTTCGGTGCTGGAGATCGTCGTGGAGGTCTTGAGGGATTCGTCGACGCGGGTCGTGTTCGGGTTGGGAAAGGGGCGGATATATGCCGGAATGCGATAACGGAGCCGGAGATATGCCGCAAGTGCGCGCCGGGGATCTGTCCCCGATAAAAAAATCGCGCGCGCGGCCCGGAGCCCCAGACGCGACGTGGACGCTTGAGCCGCATGTGTGCCGCCATTGCTTCGGCCGCCTGGCGTCGACGCCTGGTGCGCCTGGCCTGGTGGTCTACGCCTGCACCAACTGCGGCGCGACGGCGACGGGGCCGACGCCTGGCGTGCTGTGCTCGTGTGGCCTGCAGCTGCGCCGCCCGGGCGCCCCGACGGGCTTCGTTGACGCTGGGATCCGCTGTCAACCCAACCCGGCGCCGTCGTCGGATTTCCCCTCGCTTTTCGTGGCCGCGCAGGTCGCACCCTGATTTCTAATCTGGGCGTCAACCGTTATAAATCAAAGACTTACGCGAGTTTTCAGGTTTTAGGGCGCGCATAGGGCGCAATGAAGGAAAAATTTTGAGCAAATCAGCGCTTTCTCAGGTCCGCCGCTTTACCCGCAACACCGCCGGGCGCGACCTGGTGGTGGGCGACGTGCACGGGTGCTTCACCAAGCTGCAGGCCGCTCTGGATGCCGTCGGGTTCAACCATGGCGCGGGCGATCGCCTGTTCTCGGTGGGCGACCTGGTGGACCGCGGCCCGGAGTCCGCCCAGGCGCTTGCGTGGCTGGATCGGCTTCATGCCGTCAAAGGCAACCACGAGGCCATGGCGCTCGACTACGCGGCCGGCTCCTGCGACGCGGGCCTGTATGCCGCCAACGGTGGCGCCTGGTTCATCGGCATGACGCCGCCCGAGCGCCTGCCCTTCATCGACGCCTTCGGGGCGTTGCCGGTGGCCATCGAGGTGGAAACCGCCCATGGCCTGGTCGGCCTGGTGCATGCCGACTGCCCGCTGGCCGACTGGCGCGACTTCACCGACCTGCTGCTGACCGGGGAAGGCTTCGAGGCCGATCACGTCCGGGACATGGCCATGTGGTCGCGGCGCCGCGTCGAGCAGGGCGATCGCTCCGACGTCAAAGGTGTGGCCGTCGTCGTGGTCGGACACACGGTCGTGAACGCCATCGCAGCGCTGGGTAACGTGCTGTTCCTCGACACGGGCGCCTGGATGTCCGGTGGCGAGTCACCGCAGGCGTTCGGCATCATCGACCTGGCCACCATGGGTCCAGCTGTTGCGCCCGTCGTGAATGCGGCGCCCGAGCTGCTGGCTATGCTGTAAAATTTTCGCTGTATGCCCTCAACTCAAACCCCCGCCACCGAATGCGCCGGCTGCGCGCGCCTGGAGACCGACGCCGAAACCGTGACCCTGCTCACCGGCGCCGTCGTCTGCACCTGGTGCCCAGCCTGGAAGGAGGAAACCCGGCTGCGCCATGAGGAGGCCGTCTGGGTGCTCTCCATGGTCGACCGCGAAACCCGCCAGGCCCACCTCGCCAAGCGCGAGGCCGTGTTCGGTGCCGAGTACCGCCGTCGGCTGGAGGCCGTGATCATGGAAATGTGGCACGCCCGCCAGGACCGCCTTGCTGCTGAAACCCCGGAGACCACCGATGCTTGATGCCCTTCACCCCGCCGCGCCCATCGTGGCCGCTTCCCCTGCTGACCCGGTGCCGCCTCGGTCTGCGCATACGGGGCTTGTCGACGCGTCGGCCGTCCGCCTGTCCGATGCCGACATGGCCGTCCTGGCTCGCTCGCTGCCTGTCATCGGTGGCCGCCTCGAACGGGCGCCCGAGCTGGATCACCTCTTCGCCGGAAGCCATGTCTACCGCGCCCATCGCCCTACCGTATCGGAGCTGGCCGCCATCGCCCCTGGCGCGTTCTACGTCGGCCCGCTTGGCAAACCCGCCATCGACGTCGTCTACCCCGACCCGTCTGCGCCCGCCCATGTCGGCGACCCCGTGCCCAACCACCCGTTCTTCGCGCCCATGCCCGCCGCGCTGGGCCCGGTCCTGCGCACGGACTCCAGCCTGGTCCGCGAGCTGATCTCCGCCCGCGAGTTCCTCGATCAGATGGCCCTGGTCTACCCCGATCGCCCTGCGCGCCCGGCTGCCCCGTCCCGTCTTCGCCGCCTGTGGGAGGTCTACCACGAGTGGATCACCGCGGGCTTTTTCATCGGCGTGGCTCTTGCCGCGGCCGCCTTCAACCACTGATCCCGCCTCACCATGCGCAAATCCTCGCTTTCCCTTGCCTCCGCTTCCCTCATGGCCGCCACCGTCCTGGCTGGCGCTGGCGTGCACGCTGTCGCCGCCGAGCAGGCCACCCCTGTGCGCCGCAGCTCCTGGCCGATGCCTCTGCCGCGCTTCACCCCGCGCCGCGCCCATGCTGGCCCCGCCCGCTTCGACCGCTCCCCTGCCGGCCTGGAGCGCATGGCCGCCGCTGACGCCAAGCGCGCGCGTCGCGGCCTTCGCAACGTGCTGAACGTCCGCGGCTTCTACCGGGTTGACCCCGTCGTCCTGCCGTGACCAACCCTGCCGCCTACGCCGCCATCTACCTGGCCGCCGGCTTTGCGACGCTGGCCTGGGCTGCCTGGCACGACGACACCGACGCCCGGACCGCGTTCTGGCTCTCGCTGCTGTGGCCTCTCACCATGGTGGTTGTCGCCTGGCTCCTGCTCGGGCGCCTGTTGCGCTGGATGGGCTTCCGCTTCTTCTTCGGCCGCCCTCGGGATGGCCTGGGCTGGTCGGCTGGCCGCATGAGCCTGCGCGACCCCGACTTCCCGCGCGTCGCCATCGGCTTCTGGGTTGCCTGCCCATGGCGCGCCGGTGGTCTTGGCTGGGTTGCGCCGTGGGCTCGCAGGCCATGACCGCCCGCTACGTCCTATGCCCGGGCCCGGTCCGCTCAGCGCGCGACGGGCAGCTGCACCACGTCTCGGCGGGCGAACTGCGTGCGCTCTACCGCGTTGATCCGCGCGACTGCCTGGTCATGCCGGTTGCTCCTCGCGTTGGTCGCTGCGGCCTGCGCGAGTGGGTGCTGGAGGCGATCGACGCCGGTGACCTCGTCCCGCTGGGCCCGCGCTACGACGGCGACTACACCCTTCCCCCTCCACCTCAACCCAAGCCATGAACCCGTTCCTCCGCCTCGATGCCTTCCTGCTGGCTCGCGTGTTCCAGCCGGTGGTCAACCTGTCGCAGCGCCAGCCGATGTGGTGGGTGCAGCAGTCGTCGGTGCTCGCGTTCCTGCTGCTGGTCATGTCCGGCGTGCTGCGCGGCTGGGCCTGGCCGCTGGCGGTGACACTGCTAGTGTTTGTCCCTTTGGCCTTGCTGGTGTCGCTGTCCCCGTTGCTGATGGCGATGTTTGGTGCGTGGTCGATGTACCGGATGCTGCTGACGTGGGTCTGGCTGCTGGTGACGGCGCTGTGGGCGGTCGCGTGGCTTATCGTGGCTTCGCGTGGCTTAGCGGGCGCGGATGATGGGCTGCTGCTGCCGGACCGCCTATCGAGCGCTGCGCAGCTGGCTATGGCCTTCTTCGCCGCGTGCCGCCCGCCCGCCCCGCCCAAGCGCCGCACATCGGCCCGCGCTGCATGGGGTGGCGCATGAACGTGGTCGACGCCGTGGGGCTCTACCTGTGCTTTGGTCTGGCGCTGTTCTTCAGCGACTTGCTGTTCGAGCCATCCAGCGAGTGGCGCGACCTGTGGCGCGTGATGACCGGTGCTGACTCCCGGGATCTTGGGCTGGTGGTGCTGGCCGCGTCCGCTGTCCTGGGTGTTTGCTGGGTGATCGCGGCCTGGTCGCTGCTCTGGCCGTTCAAGGTCTTGGCCCGGCTGCGTGCGTCCCGGAGCCGCCGGTGACCGTCCTGCTCCACACCCTTCCCGCGGGCCACCCGCTGCGGACCACGCCGCTGTCGGCCGTGCCAGGTGCCCAGATCCGCAACAAGCAGTCCCAGCTGTGGCGAGACATGCCGGGCTGGCACATCGGGCGCTACGCCTTCAACGACCTCGGTCCGTCGTGGGCTGAGTGCAACGAGTTTCGGGCTCCGGCGCCCGCCGGTGTGGCCGCGCCATGACCGTCCTGAACAAGCACCACCACGGTGGCCGCGTTCCGCCCGGCGCCGTCAACATCATGCGCGGCTCGCCCTGGGGCAACCCGTTCGTTGTCGGCCGCGATGGCGACCGTGCCGAGGTGGTGGCCCGGTACCGGCGCTGGCTGTGGCGCGAGATCCAGGCCCGGCCCGGCTTCGGCCAGCTGGTGCGCGAGCTTCACGGCCGCGACCTCTGCTGCTGCTGCGCCCCGCTTCCCTGTCATGGCGACGTGCTGGCTGCCGCCGCTGCTTACCTGTCCCTTGCTTGACCTACCTCCTATGTCCGCCACCATCATCAAATTCCCGCGTTCACGCCTATCGGAGCAGGACCGCGCGCCGGATCCTGCGTCCATGCACTGGTTCTCCGCCGTCCTGTGGGCCGCCATCGTCTGGGTGTCCGTCGCCTGCGCCGCCGTCCTGGCTGGCGCGCCCGTCCTCACCGCGGCCTTGCTGCTGCCGATCGCCGTGTCGGTGTCGGTGGTGGCGCTGCTCGCGTGGCGCATGCCGTCGTGAACGTAAGATTGCGCCATGGGAAGAATTGCAGGTGAACCGATCGCGCGCTACGGCCCGGAGCCGTCCATGGAGATCATGGCCGCGGCGCGCGTTATTTTCGAGGGTCAGCCCTACTCGACGCTGGAGTCGGTGGGCGCTGAGGTCGGGTGCCCGACGTACTGGGTGCGGCGCTGGCATCGGCTGCAGAGCTGGAAAAAGGCGAAGGTCGGTATTCGGGATATGTCGTCCCGTGCCGGCACCTTGGCCGACAACTTCAAACGCAAAATGAGCGAACTAGGCAAACCCCTTGATGACACCACGGCCGCGGCCGAGGCTGCTGCGGAGTACTCGCGTGACGAGGCGGTCAGCGCGCGCGCCCGGGTGATCGACCGGCACCGCACCGAGTGGTCGGCGCCGCGCAACATCGCCTACAACGCGATCAAGAAGGCGTCGGGTCCGACCGCGGACATTCCGGCCGCCTTCGAGATGGCGAAGCTGGCGAAGATCACGGCCGAGACGCTCTCGCTGGTCCAGGCGGGCGAGTGCCGGGCCTACGGGATCACGACCGAGGCCAAGACCGGGGACGCGCCGACCGCGGTGCTGGTTGAACGCTCGGTGCCGTCCGAGGCCCGGGGCATCATTGCGCCGCCGGACATGGGCACGGGCGACATGGGTGTGGGCTCCGACGCCGAGCCAGAGGACGACTTCTGATGGGCGCGCACGAACTCGACGCTGGCGTGCGCCTGCCCAGCGAGATCAAGATGGTGCTGGTCGACGAGGTGTTGCCGTATGCGCGCAACTCGAAGACCCACCCGCCGGCCCAGATCGAGGCGCTGGCCGCCAACATGCAGCGGGTGGGCTTCACCAGCCCGATCCTGGTGGCGGACGGTGTCATCCTGGCTGAGCATGGCCGGATCCTGGCGGCCAAGAAGATCGGTCTGAAGCGGGTACCGGCGATCGACCTGTCGCACCTGTCCGACGAGGAGCGGCGCGCCCAGGTCATCTGGGACAACCGCAGCCCGGACGCGTTCGGCGCGGCCTGGGATCTGGACATGCTGAAGTTGGAAACCGACGACCTGCGGGCTGGCGGCTTCGACCTGGAGGCGTACACCGGCTTTGCCGAGGAAGACCTGGCCAAGCTGTTTGAGGGCATGGAGGAAGAGGACGAGGGCGCCGGTGGTGACCCGGACGCCGTCCCGCCCGTGCCCGACGTGCCCCACAGCCGCGAGGGCGATATCTGGCAGTGCGGCCCGCACCGCGTGGGTTGCGGCGACTCGCTGTCCGCCGAGTTCTGGGACCGGATGATGCAAGGGGAGCTGGCCGACCTGTGCATCACCGACCCGCCGTACAACGTGGACTATGAGTCGGCGCTGGCGGGCAAGATCAAAAACGACAGCATGAAGGACGCCGAGTTCCGGGCCTTCCTGCTGGCGGCGTACCAGACCATGTTCGGCATCATGAAGCCGGGCGCACCGGTGTATGTGGCGCACGCCGACACCGAGGGGCTGAACTTCCGATCGACGTTCCGCGACGCCGGCTTCAAGCTCTCGGGCTGCCTCATCTGGCGCAAGAACTCCCTGGTGCTGGGGCGCAGCGACTACCAGTGGCAGCACGAGCCGATCCTCTACGGGTGGAAGCCGGGAGCCGCGCACCGCTGGTATGGCGGCCGCAAGCGCACGACAGTCGTCGAGTACGGCGAGCACGGGCCGGTGCGCCAGCTCAGCGACGGGCGCTGGGCCATCACGGTGGGCGACACGGTGCTGATCGTGGACGGGCAGGCGACCATCGAAGAGGCGCCAGGGTCCGTGATCTACCACGACAAGCCGGCACGCTCCGAGCTGCACCCGACCACCAAGCCGGTGGGCCTGTGGGAGAAGCTGGCCAAGCCCAGCAGCCGCCCGGGCGATATCGTGATCGACCAGTTCTCGGGCTCCGGCACCACGCTGATCATGGCCGATCGCATGGGCCTGATCGCCCGCGTGTGCGACCTCGACCCCAAATTTGTTGATGTGGCGGTGCGGCGCTGGGAAATGTTGACCGGCCGGCGCGCGGTGCACGCGGAGACCGGCGAGCTGTTCCCGCGCGACGACGAGGTGCGCTCCGAGGCGCCGGCTGCGGCCCCTGTTGCTGAAGACGACGATCAGCCTTTTTGAGCTGATACAATAAAATTTTTAACGCAACAAGGACTCGCCATGTTCTCTTTCAAACTGCCCCGGGGCGCCGCCCTGTCCGTCTCGCTGCCAACCGGTGGCGCGGCATCCTTCGTGCACGTCGGTGACGGCCGCTTCGTGTCGTCGGTGCCGCCGATCCAGATCGACGGCGTGCGGCCCGAGGGCGAGGGTGGCGAGGACATGCTGCCGGTCACCTGGGACGCCGAGTTCCTGCCGGCCGGCACATCGGTGCAGGCGGTGAAGTTCGGCTTCGACGTGCCCGGCGCCGCTGGTGCTGTCGAGGCGGCCGCGGCCGCTGGCGACCCGCACGCCCAACACATCGTGGGCCTGATGAAGCAGGCCGAGGACATGATCGCGGCGCGCGCGGCGCTGCTCAACGTCGCGGCCATTGCTGGCACCGTGGCCGGCGATACCGACCCGGTGGACGTCGCCGCTGCCGCTGGCGCCTGACCGCCCGTCGGACGCCTTTCCGGTTTCGGCTGGTGGCGGCGATTGAGTGAATGCGAGCCAGCCGCCTGCTGGAGCTACCTGGAGTGCTTATGTCCCGTGTCATCACCCCCACCGTCGGCCGCAAGGTCTGGTATCGACCAAGCAAGAGCGACCAGACCGGGCCAGTTCCCATGCAGACCGCAAGCGATCCGACCGACACCACGAATCGCCAGCCGCTGGACGCCACCGTCATCAGCGTTTGGGGCGACCGCATGATCAACGTGCTGGTCACCGACATCATGGGCCGCCAGTTCCCGGTGCTGTCGTGCACGCTGCTGCAGCCAGGCGAGGAGCCCGCTGTCGATCTCGACGGCAAGCCGGTCGGCCGCTACTGCGAGTGGATGCCCTACCAGGTGGCCACGGCCGTTCCTGCGTGCCAAGGCGATCGCTGCGGCGCGACCGACGGCGTCAGCCATTCCGCTGAGTGCGTGGCTGAAGCCTCCGTCATCCAGGGTTGGTCACAAAGTTCGAGCCCAGCCTGATGATCTACCCCATGTACATGTGGATGTGGTGGACCGTGCCCTTCTGGGTTCTGGTGGTCTGATGGCCGACAGCGTCGACACGCTCAGTTCGGTCACCGGCCTGCGGCGCGAGGCCCTGCTCGGCATCTGGGACGCGGTCAAAGCCAACCACGCCAAGCTGGACGCATGCCCTGGGCACGACTTCGGTCCTCTGCAGCCAGGCAATCTGTCAGCGCGCTACGAGTGCCGGAACTGCCGCGGCTGGGCCGATGGATCGGCTGTGTCGTGGTACCAGAAGGGGCTGGCCCATGGCCGATCCGCAGGCTGAGCCAAAGCCCAAGAAGCCGCCGAAGAAATTCGGCTACCTGCTCGTGCACCTGCCGGGCTGGCCGTCCCAGGATCCTGGCCGGCAGATGATCTACCGCGAGTACCCGTCGGTGCTCAAGGCCGAGCGCAAGGCCAAGCGCTTCAACAAGCGGTACCCGGACTACGTCTGGGAGGGCAAGGGTCTGACCAAGACCGAGGCCCACCAGCTGAAGAACAAGCCGTTCAAGGTCCCGGGCCTGGGCGTGGTGATCCGGCCGACCGGACGAGGGGCGCAGGTCAAGCGGGCGTCGTGATGTAAACTGGTGACTCGGCGCGGCAAGGGGGGCACCCCGGCGGTCTAGTCCATCGCCAGCCGCGCTGTTCATCAGGACTCATCCTTGGACAGGTATGGAAATCATCACTCGGGCTGAAGCCAGAAAGCGTGAGCTCACGAGATATTTTACTGGGAGGCCATGCATTCGCGGGCACGTTGTTGAGCGGTTTACAGGAAGCGGCCAGTGCCGTGAGTGCTCTCGCATTCTTCAGAAGGCTGACCACAAGAGTGACCCGGCAAAAAAAATTAACGGATCAGCCGAGTACCGACGCAAGAATCGAGAGAAAATTTTGCTGTCTAGATCGGTTTATCGACGTGAAAATCGAGAAAAAATTGCGCTTCAAAAGCGGATCGACTACCTGAAGCGAAAGCCGCAAATACTCGCTAAAAAGAACGAGCGGTCAGCAAAACGACGGGCAAGTGACGCGGTCTTCTGCCTTTCTCATCGTGTGCGAGCCTTGCTCGGAAATGCGCTAAGGCGGAACGGGTACAAGAAGGCCTCCAAGACGAGTCTGGTTCTTGGGTGCTCCTGGCCTGAATTTGCGGCCCACATCGAGCGCCAGTTCTTGCCCGGCATGACCTGGACCAACCGGTCGCTCTGGCACGTCGACCACATCGTGGCGCTGGCCACGGCGACGACTGAGGCCGATGTGCTTGCGCTGAACCACTTCACGAACCTGCGGCCTTTGTGGAGTGTCGACAACATCAAGAAGAGCACCAAGCGGACGCATTTACTCTGACGACCCACATCGTCGTGATCCAACAATGCGGGGATGGCCGCCAATCAATCCCCACGCCTCGTCCTATTGCTGAAGTCCATCGTTCACGAGGGCAAGTTCAAGCACTCGGGGAAGCATTACCTCTACAACGGCCGCTGGCACAAACTTCACGACGACAAGCCCGCCCCCAAAGGAGCACCAGTCGCTCACGCACCCCAATCGCACGCAGTGGTGCCGTCTCCGCACTTCACGCCGGAGATGCTGGATGCCCTCAAGATCCCGGACTCGAACGTCAACGCCAAGACCTTCAACGGCGCGCTGGCAAAACTGAAGGAGTGGTCTGACACAGGTAACGTGGCCGCCATTCTGGGCGCGGGCTACGGCACGAATTCTTATTCCCAGAAGCTGGCCAAGATCGCAAACCACATCCTCGGTCTGTACGGCAGCCCACACATGGTCAAACCAGGCCAGAAGGCTGGTACCCATGGCGCAGTGTCCGGAGAGGCCAACACGGCGCCGGCTGCGACCGCTGCCGAGCCAACCGAGGTGCAGGGGTTGGGCGGCTACGCCGGCCTCGCTCTCGCGCTCAAGGGCGCGCTGCCCGCCAGCTTGGACGACAAGGTCGACGGCTTCGTGCTGGCGCTGAACAACGGCGACGACGAGCAGGAGGCCTTCGACGCTGCGGACTTTGGCGAGAAGGCGATCGCTGCGCAGAAGGTGCTGGCTGAGAAGTTCGGCATGCACCTGGTGGCGAAGGCGCCCGAGCAGTTCAAGCCGGAGGCGCCGGCACCGGAGCCGGTCACGGCGCCCACCGCAGCCCCGCTGCAGATGCCCACCTTCCAGGAGGGCAAGACCGTCACCGGCGTGAAGGCCCTCTACGAGAAGACGGCCCAGAAGATCATCGACCACGCCAACGCCGGTAACGTCCAGGTGGTGCAGGACGCCGCCGAGCCGCACAAGAAGATGTGGCATGGCAAGACGCCCAACAGCAAGAAGCTCGTGGCCCTGCACGCCGCGGCGCTGGAGCACGCCAAGGGTGGGGCGAAGCCGGCACCGGCTCCTGCCGCTGCCCCTGCAACCGGCCCGCAGTTCGTCGGGGACGGCATCACGGAAGCCGTCGAGCTCCAAAAGCTGATCAAGCCTGGCCCGGCCGCCGCTGTTGAAGAGATCAACAACGCGCTGTTCTCTAACTACGAGAACAAGTTCGTCATCAAGGATTCCGGCGGCAAGGTGACCGCGGCGATCGCGTTCGGCAAGACCGGCGACAGCGTCGAGGTGCACCACATCGGTTCCGTGGACAAGGGTGCTGGCACCCAGCTTCTGGCCGAGGCCAAGAAATTCGCCAGCTATGGCGACCTGCCGATCAAGCTCTACGCCACCAAGGACGCTGTCGGCTTCTACGAGAAGCAGGGCTTCGTGCACTCCGGCGCGCCCGCCACGAGCGACGGCGGGAGCCTGATGCAGTGGTCGGCAAGCGGCCCCAAGGAGGGCGACACAAAACCCGGCGCCGACGGCGGCACCCTGGTGTTGAAGGACGGGCACTGGGTGAAGCAGGGCGGCGAGGCCCCGCCAGCCGCCGGTTCGGTCGGGTACCAGTGGGACGGCCTGTCCTGGGGAAAAAAGGCGCAGTACCTGGCCGCCAGCGACCCGTCGGTCTACGCCACGGCCACCGGCATCCCGAACACCACCGCGCATGCCGTTGCAAAGGTTCCGTGGTCCAGCCTGAAGCCTGGCGTGCAGGCCAATGTGGCCAAGGTCCTGGCCGATGTGGCTCCGGTACCGGGCAACGTGACCATGTCGCCTGCGGCGCCGTCCACCAGCACCCTCTCGTCCCAGCAGCTGCAGAACCTGCAGTCGATCCCCTGGTACAAGCAGAAGCTGCCGGACGCGAACACCAACGCCAAGAGCCACAACGCCGCGGTCGCCAAGATCGAGGCCATGGCCTTCGCTGGCGACACGGCCGGCCTGCAGGCGTTCATCGACGCCAAGGGTGCAGCCAAGCAGACCTACGCCAAGAAGCAGGTTCTTCTCGCGCAGACCGCGCTCGCCGGCCTGGGCGAGCCTGGCGCTACCGCGGCCGTGGCCACGGAGCCCACCAGCTCGAAGCCAGCGAAGCCGACCGGCCTCGTCTCGGTTCACTGGTCTGAGGTGATCGACGATATCGAGCAGGCTCTGAACAGTGGCAACGTCGCAAAAATTGATGACCACCAGACGCTGGCCGATGGCCTGGAGTCCGCTGGCGCCAAGGCGGCTCATGCCTACGCCGCCGCGGCGCTGGCGTACTTGAGCAAAACCCCACCGGTACCGCCGGTGACGTCGCATTTCAATCTGACGGGCTCCGTCATGGTGGACGCCTTCAAAAACAAGGACATCGCCACCCTGCAGGAAAACACCCAGCATCTGGCTGGGTCAGACAACAAGGACGCCCAGGCCTGGCACAAATACGGCGCCGACGCGCTGGCCGCCCTGGGCGTGGCGCACGTGCCGACGGCTGCCGACGCCGCTTCTCCGGAGCCCGCGGCAAACGAAGCGTTCAACGGCTGGAAGGCCGCCATGGCCGCCGGCAAGCAACCCACCAAGGAGCAGGCCGAAGCCTACGCGGCCCTGGAGGACTCGGATCCAGACACCGCCATGGAGGCGTTCAACGACGCCATTCAGAGCAACATCGCCGGAGACGTTTCGTCGATGGCCGACGACGAGTTCGATGCGTCCCTGCAGCTGGCCACAGAGAAGGTGCACAACCTTCACGGTTGGGCGCTGTCCGGGAAGCCGGTAGGCGTGCACCCGTCTGTGCTGGAGTCGCTGGAGAGCCTGGATATATCCGACCTGCAGGAGATGCTGGAGGTCGGCAGCCTGAAGCCAGAGGTCAAGGCGCACATCGAGAAGATGATCAAGCCTCTCTCTGAAGACGAGAAGGCGGCGCTCAACAACCTGACGCTCGAAAACCTGGAGAGCATGTCGAAGCTGCAGCTCTCCAAGCCGATGCTCGCGCACATCAAGAAGCTGATCGTCCGGCACAAAATGTCGGAGCCGGTCGAGCCGGCCAAGATCAGCGTGGCCTCGCAGGTCTTCCACAACACCACCGGCACGCACAGCAAGTCGTGGTCGGTGTCGGTGCATGGGTCCACGCTGAAGACCGAGTACGGGAAGATCGGCGGGACCCAGCAGACGACGGTCAAGCACCTGGCTTCCCCGCAGGCCGCGGCCGCCATGAAGACGACGCTGATCAAGCAGAAGTCGGCCAACGGCTACACGTACCAGGGATACGGCACGCACGAGCACGACGCCGATGCGCAGCAGGGACCGAAAGAAGGCGACACGAAGATGGGCGCCGACGGCATGCTCATCCTCAAGGACGGCCACTGGGTGAAGATGCAGACCGGCGACGACGGCGCTGGCGATTGGGTCCACAGCCCGAACGACCCGGGTTTCAGTGGCGCTGGGACCATCGGCAACCACGAGGGCCTGGTGGCCTTCGAGCCCAGCATGGGCGCCGAGTACCACGACGAGGCCAGCATGCAGGCCAACACCGGGGATCCGGCAGCTCAAGCGACCACCCTGCAGGAGCTGGTGCAGAAGATGTCGGCCGCGGGCCACACCGTGCCGCCGCTGCACATGCTGCAAAAGCTCGACCCTTCGTTCAGCGCCTCGGACATGCCTGGCGCCGGGTCTTCCGCTTCGAGCACGACGGCCGCGGCGCCCGCCATGGACGCCTGGGCGCAGACCGGCAAGCAGGGCGGCTCGAACCCGGGCGGCAAATTCAAGGACCCGACCGGCCAGGAGTGGTACTGCAAATTCCCCAACGACGCCGACACCGCCAAGAGCGAGGTGCTGGCCGCCAAGCTCTACGCTCTGGCCGGACTGTCCAGCCAGGATGCGCAGCTGGTCACGAAGGCGGGCAAGGTCGGCATCGCGTCGAAGTGGGTCAACATTAAGCCGGCGAGCAGCGCCACTGCGCTCGCAAAGGTCGAAGGTGTGCACGCCGGCTTCGCGGTGGACGCCTGGCTCGGAAACTGGGACGTGATCGGCCTGGCGCTCGACAACTGCCAGATCGGGCCCGACGGCAAGGCCCACCGCGTCGATGCGGGTGGCTCGCTGGAGTACCGCGCCCAGGGCGCAAAGAAGCCATTCGGCCCCAAGGTCGACGAGATCGACACCCTGCGCGACGCCAAGCTGAACCCGAAGTCGGCGGCCGTGTTCGGCAAGATGACCGTGGCCGACCTGACCGCCAGCGTGGCGAAGGTGGCGGCCATCGACGACTCGGCCATTCGCGCCCTGGTTTTCGACCACGGTCCCGGTACCGAGGCGCAGAAGAAGGCCATGGCCGACACGCTGATCGCGCGCAAGAACGACCTGATCGCACGCTTCCCGAAGGCCGCCAAGCCGCCGAAGAAGGCGCTCGACCCGACGGCCCTGCCGATCAACCCGGCGTCGCTGCCCAAGGTGCACGACTTCTCGAATTGGAACGGGGCGGGCGTCGGGTTGAGCTCCAAGCCTCACGTCAACAAGAGCAACGAGGCCGTCGAGCAGGCGATGCGCAGCCTTGCGGCCACCGGCAACATGGTTGCGCTGGCCGACTTCAAATTCCAGGAGGTCAACAAGGACACCGGCGAGCCGACCGGGAAAATGCTACCGGTGTCGAAGCACCCGTCCAAGCACGTGCTGCAGTACCAGCAGGACTTGCTGCAGGTGCTCGACGAGGTGGCGAACCCGCCGCAGCCGCTGAAGGTCTTCCGATCGACCGACGTCGGCTCCCTGGCCGCCCTGAACGCCGCGTTCCCCCCGAAGCCGTTCGGCACCACGGTCGCCAAGGTCCAAAGCAACGAGAAGCTCGGCTTCTGGGTGGCGCTTGGGGCGATCGGCGCGCCGGGGAATTTCAAGCCCAAGGTGCTGAGCAACTACACCACCACGGCGGTCGAAGCAGCCAAGGCCAAGTACAAGTCGGCTTCGAAGCTGGCGAAGCACTTCATTTCCTCGGTCCAGTCGTCGGGCTCCTACAACGACCTGTTCCGAGACGGCAAGAGCCAGGACCACCAGGGGAACTTGCTCAAGGACGTGGCCCAGGCCGCGCTGGCGCACGCCACGGCGATGCCGGAGGGCACCTGCCTGTACCGCTGGCAGAAAATGTCGCCCCAGATGCTGGAGCACATCATGTCCGCCAAGGACGGCACGGTGTTCCAGGCCACGGGCCCGATGTGCACAAGCTACAGCCCGACGGCCACGAAGGGCTTCGGCACCCACCGGGTGAAGGTCGTCTATGCCAAGGGGGCAAAGGCGGTCGAGTCCTTCGGGTCTGGAGGCTTCGCTGGCGAGAAGGAGGTAACGACTTTACCAAATGCCCGCTTCGTTATACTGTCCAAAAAAATGGTTCCGGATGAAGAGCACGGGAACCCAGGGGCCCAGCGCCTGGAGCTGGAGATCCTGATGTTGCCGCCTGACCTGGGGATTTGATGATGGAACCGAACAACGATGAAGCTTCCCGCGCCGCCGAGCGCGGCCGCGAGGAAGACCTGGGCTTCAAGCCGCCGGGCCAGCGCCCGTCGCTCGGCGACCCGGACGTTGTCAGCGCGCTGGTGTCCGAGTTCGCGCAGCAGGTCGTCGGTGTGCGCCGCGCCTACAACGCTGACACACTGTCCAACGAGAAAGCGATCGAGCAGATCCGGGACCTCGCTGCCGAGTACGGTCATGTGGTCATGGGCGCGGATCCGCGGTACTCGCCGCTTCCCTGGAACAGCCCGGACCGGCTGGGCCGCCGCATCAAGCTCGTCGTGCCAGAAACGCCTGGCGTCGATGACCCGGGCCTACTCCTGTTCACCACGGTTGCTTCGTCGATCGTGGATCTGGCGGTGCAGCACGAGGACGGCCAGATGGGTGATGACGACGTCAAGGCCGCGCTGGAGGCCATGCTGCAAGACACAGCGAACCTGATCCTGGGGGTGCGATGATTGAAGACCTGGCCAAGGCCCACGTCAAAGGCCACATGCGGGGCGAGCACTACGTGCGGCCGTATGAACGGGTCGGCGGGGAGCCCGCGCCTGAATCACACGACCACCCGGCACTCGGGGACAACGGCAAGCCGGTGCTGATCAAGAAGCCCAGCCACCCGTCGGCACACAGCACCTGGGACAACCCCGAAGCCGTGGCCACCTTCGTGCCCGGTGGTGATGTGCCCGCGCGCCTGAACGGCGTCAGCTTCACCGCCTGGCGCGACCACCCGACCACGGCCGAAGGCTGGGACTACGTCGATGGCGTCATGGACGACCTGGCCGAGCCGCCCCTGGTGACCAAGCCCGGAAAGTCGATCGGCGCTGGCGTCATCATCGAAGAGCCGGACGGCCGCGTGTGGCTCACGGCGCCCACGAACCAGTTCGGCGGCTACCACGCCACATTCCCCAAAGGCACGGCTGAGGCGGGCCTGTCCCTGCAGGCCAACGCCATCAAGGAGGCCTTTGAAGAGACCGGCCTGAAGATCGAGATCACCGGCTTTGTCGGGGACTTCGATCGCACCACCTCGGTGGCCCGCATGTACCGCGCGCGCCGCGTCGGCGGGGACCCGACAACCATGGGTTGGGAGTCTCAGGCGGTGCACCTGGCGCCCAAGTCGCACCTGTACGACCTACTCAACGGATGGGCCGACCATCCCGTTGCGGAGGCTATCGGCGCTGGGCCAGCACCCAAGAAGCCGGAGCCACCGCCCGGCAAGTGGTCGGCTGGTAAGTCATTGTTCTAGAACGAAAAAACACCATCAACAAAATTGTTGATGTAACATCACCCCACCTTAAACCTGCTGGAGTGATGTTATGTGGATCTGTATGAATGATGCGTTCCTGTCGATCGTCGACAAGGAGTGCGGCCCCGATGAGCTGCTGGTGCGCGCCCGTCGCCCCGGCGATATCGAGCGCGTGTTTCCTCGCGCAAAGGTGATCAGCCGGATCGGCACCGACTACCAGTTCCGCGCCGTGGTGCCGCGCACCGAAGTCGGCGAGGCCATGATGGTGGCGGTCATGACCGTGGACTACGACAACTTCAAGAACTCGGTGCGCGATCGCAAGCTGCATGACGCCTACGCCAGCTTCTGGCACCAGCACGCCCGCCTGCAGCCGTCGCCGCCGTACTCGCGGCACAATGGCAGCCTGATCTGACGTCGTGACCCTACACTGCCGTCATTTCCTCTGGAGTCGTCATGGACAAGAAGCTGGTACTCAAGGCCCACATTCAGGGCTTCACGCGCAAGGACGGAGCCTTTGTCGCTGCCCACGACGACAAGCGCCAGGCCGCGAAGCCGAAGCCTGCCTGGGGCATGCATGGAGGCTCTGAAAAGAAGCCGGCCGGCGGCTACAGCGTCGCCCCGTTCAAGCACGGCGGCCACCAGATCAAGGAGCCGGACGGCAAGAACCACGTGATCCTGCAGGACAAGGGCGTCGCCGATCGCCACTCCGCCGCGCTGAACCACGTCTCCCAGACTGGCAAGGGCGCGCACATGGACGAGTCAATCAGCGCCGCAGCCAAGAAGCACCTCGGGCTCGACTCGTTCGATGAGGTTGGAAGCGATCGCGAGGACTTCGTGGACACTGGAAAATCCGGCCTGAAGGCCGCACTGCATCACGCCTACGACGCTGGCGCTGGTCACTCGAATGGCGGCACGCACCGCGACGGTGTCGTCGCTGAGGCGGGGAAACACTTCGGCCAGTTCGATTCACTGGACACGGTCGGTAGTGATCGAGAGGACTTCAAAGAGGTGAGCAAGGGTTTGCTCAAGCACGCCCTGAAGCATGCGTATGCGTCTGGCGCTCATGGTGGCGCCAAGAAGCCGGCCGCAAAAAAGCCAGCGGGCGCAGGCGACTACATCCCACCAGCCGAAGGCGACGTCGGGCACGAAGAGCACAAGGCCTATGGGAAGTACTTCCGCAAGGGCGACACGGTGAAGGACGGCTCCGGCAAGACCCACGAGGTCGTGGACCACCATGGCCCGCAGGTCCGAACCGCGTCGGGCGGCAACTTCCACCCCACCAAGCTGGATTTTGTGAGCGGCGCCAAGAAGCCGGCCCCGATGCAGAAGTCCATGCTCGTGATCGACGCTGACCTGCTCAAGTAATCTGTCCCCAATTCCAAGAGCCCGCCGAGCGCGGGCTTTTTGTCGTGAGAAAATAATGAGACATGGCCCAAGTTCGCATCACCCTACCCACCCTCCACGACGCCCAGAAGCAGGCGATTGACGGATCGAAGCGTTTCAATGCGGTGGCCATGGGGGAGCAGGGCGGCAAGACCACCCTGGGCATCGACGTCCTTCTCACGTCCAAACGCGGCGCCCTGGTCGGCAAGCGGCCGGTGGCCTTCTTTGCGGCCACCGACGACGACATGGTGGAGGTCCGGCGCCGCGTCATGCGCGCGATCGACCCGCTGATCAAGCGCCGGGTGAACACGCGCCGCATCGAGCTGACGTCTGGTGGCATCATCGATTTCTACAGCCTGGAGGAAAAGCAGGAGGTCTTCGAGCAGTACGCCCTGATCGTGGTCGATGACGCGCGCCACATCGAGTCTTTCGACGACGTCTGGTTCGACGTGCTCAGCCCGGCCCTGCGCGTGCACAACGGGTCGGCGTGGATCCTGTCCGGCGCCTACGGAAAGCAGAACGGGTTTTACAAGGTCTGGCGCCTGGGTCTGCGGGACCCGGAGTGGGCGTCCCACCAGCTCGACAGCCTGCAAAATCCGCACCTGCCGGAGGAAACTCGCAAGGCCGCCGAGTCGGCTGGCGACCTGGAGTACCAGCAGCGCTTTGGCGCCGAGTTCCTGGAGCACGCCGTCGAGCTCACCCCCGAGCAGCAGACCCTGCTGACCGGTGAGACATTCCTCGGGTGGTGCGAGCGCCTGGAGGCCAGCGGTCTGAAGGTGGACGGCCACCCGTTCACGCTGTCGAACCGTCCGGCCATGCGGTTCATCTACGACCTGATCCCGTCCACGCTCGCCGAGGCGTTCGGTCGTGTCGACGTGATCATGAAGTGCACCCAGGTGGGCTTCACGGTGTTTGAAATGCTGGCCATGCTCTACCTGGCGCTGCGCTTCGCGCCGGCCAAGATCGGCATGTTCATGCCGTCTCAGATGCTGGCCTCTGGCAAGTCATCGGAGCGCTTCATGCCGATCGTCCGGACCATCCCGGAAGTCTACACGCTCATGACCGACAAGCAGGCCACCGGCACCCGGGGTGGCGAGGGCAACGTGCTGATCCGCAACATGGGCACGTCGCGCTTCCACTTCCTCTGGACCACCGGCAAGACGGCGACCGAGTCGTTTCCCATGGACATCATCTCGTTCGACGAGGTGCAGGAGATGGCGATCGCGGACATGGAGAAGGTCCGCGAGCGTATGTCCGCGTCGGAGCTGCGCTACACCCTGATGGGCTCCACGGCCAACTGGCCGGATTCGGATATCCACTGGTGGTTCAAGCGCGGCACCCAACACCAGTTCCACACGCGCTGCCCGTGCTGTGGCCACCTGCAGGTGCTCGATGAGCACTTCCCGGAGTGCATCGGCTACGACCCGGATGCGCCGCGCCGCGTGAACCGTGGAAAGGCCGTCGCTCTGGGTGAGTACCGGTACCGGTGCGTCAGCTGCTCGGGCTGGATCGACGATCCGCAGGACGGCGAGTGGATTGCCAAAAACCCGGACGCCGAGATCCGCTCCGTGCACTACCCCCAGTTCCTGTCACCGACGATCTCACCGCGCGAGATCATCGAGGCGTACCACAACGCCGACGACATGAAGAACTTCTTCAACCGGAAGCTGGGCAAGCCCTATACCGACCCATCCCAGGTCCCGGTCAACCTGGAGATTCTGAACGCCTGCGCTGCCGCCGGCATGGCCGCTGGCCTGATGTGGAAGCTCTCCGCCAAGGGCACGTTCATGGGGCTGGACCAGATGGGCAATTTCATCGTGGCCATCATCAAGGAGCGCATGCCTGACGGCCGCCAGGCGACCATCCACCTGGAGTACATCTACATCTCGCCCACGCCACAGGATCCGGACGCGTCGCCCTGGCGCCGGTGCGACGAGCTGATGGAGATCTACGGCGTCCAGTGCTGCGTGGTGGAGACGCTGCCCAACTACGACAGCGCCAAGTCCTTTGCGCGCCGGCACCACGGCAAGGTGTTTCTGGCCGGCTACGGCAACATGGAAGGCGACATGATCCGCTGGGGCGACACCCCGAAGCAGGACGCCAGCGACCGCCGGACCACCGATGAGGCTCGCGATCAGTTCACTGTCACGCTCGACCAGTACAAGTGCATGCAGGTGTCGATGGGCCGGTTCCAGAAAACGCATTGCCTGTTCCCGGACCCGTCCGCCCTGGTGCAGGAGGTGCTCGAAAAGGGCAAGCGCGAAATGCGGGCGGTCTGCAAAGACCTGGCGTTCCTGCACTTCACGCGCACCGCCCTGGTGGCCGAGAAGGACGAGGAAGAGCGCAAGTTCAAGCGCCGGGTGGTGAAGGTCGGCATCGACCCGCACACCAGCTACGCCAACATGCTGTGCGACGTGGCCTGGGCCCGGGCCTACGGCACAAACACCTTCATCTTGCCGGTGGAGGAAAAACCGAAGGAGACGTCGGTTCAGAAGGCGCTGGAGGCCTACACGCCCGTCGTTGGCGCGTTGATGGAGGATGCCAGGCTGGTGATGCGGGATGGCACCTGTGGCAAGTGCACCGCGTATGAGGCTGGCCGCTGCTCGGAGCGCGACAACATCCTGGTCCGCCACACGGACCCGGGTTGCATGCTGTTTGCCTGATCAGGCGGCCGACCAGCTGGCCAACCACCAGGCGACCCCGAATCCGATCGTGATCGCGAGCAGGACGTCGCGCACGCGTTCTTTCATGCGCTCGGAAGGGGTCATTTCTCTTTTGTTCATGCGGCTCTCGGTTGGTGATGCTGCAATTTTGTTGCAACACCTGGCGTTCAGTCAACCGCTTTCGTCGTGACGGCACACTGGGTAAATGGCTGAAACTGCACTTTCTGTTGCCCACGCTGATGGCGCCCCCCAAGACGAGCGCGTCGATGCGCTCCGAGAGGCGCAGCAGGACGCCATGCCGTCCTCGGTGCAGGACATGGCGCCCATCATCGAGTACATGCGCGAGAGCTACGCTGAGCAGGATTTTGCGAAGTCGTTGTCGCGCGCGAACGTGATCCCGTTCCCGTCCCGGGCGGTCGAGCGCGGCAAGGCCGGCATGCAGTCGGTCCACATCAACGACACGTATGGCAACGCCATGGGGGAGTGGCGCGACCGCTGGAGCTCCATGTCCTTCGACATGCTGCGCGGCATGGTCGATCAGACCCCCATCCTGTCTGCGGTGGTCTTCACGCGGATCCGCCAGGTCAAGCGCTTTTGTCGCGTGGCCGACGGCGGCAAGGGCCCGGGCTTCAAGATCGCCCTGAAGGACCCGAACGAAAAATTGGGGACAGATGAGCACCAGTCGGTGGCGCTCCTGCAGGACTTCTTCACGCACTGCGGCTGGGAAAAGAACCCGCGGCAGCGCGCGCGCCTCAAGCGCGACAACTTCTCCGGCCTCATGGCGAAGCTGGTGCGCGACAGCCTCACCATGGACAGCGCGCCGATCGAGACGGAGTACAAGCGCAACAAGGCGATGGGCATCGACGGCATGTACGCCGTGGACGGTGCGACCATCCGGCTGGCCAACGAGATCGGCTACCAGGGCGACGACGAGATATTCGCCCTGCAGGTGGTCGACGGGAACATCCGGGCCGCCTACACCTTCGACGACCTGATCTACGTGCCGCGCAATCCGCGCACCGACGTGATGGTGGGCGGCTACGGCCTGTCCGAGGTCGAGCTGCTGGTGCGCGTCGTCACCGGCTTCCTGAACGCCTTCACCTACAACACGCGCTATTTCGACTCGAACAGCATCCCCAAGGGCTTGCTGCACCTGACCGGCGACTACGCCGAGCAGGACATGGCCGCCTTCAAGCGCTATTGGAATGCCATGGTCAAGGGCATCAACAACGCGTGGACGTTGCCGGTGCTCGTGTCGAAAAATCAGGAGTCCAAGGCCGCCTTCGAGAACTTCGGCGTCGAGGTGAACGAGATCATGTTCGCCAAATGGATGACGTTCCTGACGTCGATCATCTGCGCGATCTACGGCATCGCGCCGGACGAGATCAACTTCGAGTCCTTCACCGCGGGCACGTCGTCTCTGTCTGGCTCGGACACCGAAGAGAAGCTGGTCAACTCGAAGGACAAAGGCCTGCGCCCGCTGCTGACCCACTTCGAGGACGTGTTCTCGGATTACGTGGTGTCGGAGTTCGGCGACAAGTACTGCTTCCGCTGGACCGGGCTCGACGAGGAATCGCCGGAGACGACCTGGGACAAGGCCAAGACCCTGATGACCTGGAACGAGGCCCGCAAGACCCACCTGAACCTGGATGCGGTTGAGGGCGATATCGGCGATGCGCCGCTGAACCCTGTGCTCTCTGGCGCGTACCAGGCGTCCAAGCAGGCCTCGCAGGAGGACTACGGCGACCCGACGGCCGGCGGCGGACAGCCTCCGCCTGGCGTGGGTGGCGACGACGAGGACGCCACTGGCGCCCCGCCTGGCGGCGACGCTGGGCAAGAGGAACAAGGGATGTTCGACGATGGCAGCCTGAAGAAGTCCTTCGGCCTGCCGGTGTTCACGGTGGAGCCGTAATGGCCGACTTCAACGCTCCCAAGAACGCGCGCCAGCAGGCCGCCGCTGGGGCCTACCGCGCCAGTGCGGGTGATGAGGTGTTCTTCCACCGATCGGGCCAGCCTGTGTCCGGCAAGGTCGTCTGCACCGGCAAGCATGGCTGCACGGTGGAGCACGAAGGCGCCCAGCACCGGATCCGCTGGGAGCACCTGTCTGGGCACAAGAAGCGCGCCGAGCAGCGCTACCACGTGATTGAGGAAGGCGAGGACGGTCTGATTGTTCAGGATGCGTCCGGCCGGCGTCGTTTTGTTGGGATTCCGCCGGAAGCACGGCAGGAACAGCTTAGACTCAAAAAAACACCCTGAAGCCCAGCAGGGCCGGCGCAAGCCGGGATTTTTTCCTCCGGCGCGACCCGGGGTCGGTTTGCAGCAATGCATCCCGATGGGTGCCGTCGCTACCGCAGGCACCAGTGCCCGTTGGATGGTGGCAACACCAGGCGGCCATTGTCGGGATGGTGCTAACATCGCATCCACTCCATGTGGTGTGGTGTGCCGTCCACCATCGGGCTTCATGCCCATGCGTCGGACCCGGATAGCGTACCCGGGCATTGGTCCTGCTTGCAGGCCGCCAATGAGAGCAGCTTCCGGCTGTTCCCATTGGCGCGTGGTAGCTCAGCCTGGTAGAGCGTCTGGTTCATACCCAGAATGTCGCCCGTTCAAATCGGGCCCTCGCAACCAATACAACCCCCCGAGAAGCGCGGGTTGTGTGTCAATTCGGCGAGGCCTTTCGGGGCCTCGCCCGTTGGCTCACCGAAGCGCGAGACTGCTGTGTGCTGTGGCATGCGTGACGTCTCCCCTTGTGGGGCAGGAGTGCGGACCCAGTCCTCAAGCCGCGATACCCGAAAGGGCCGGAGCTGGTAGGGCGGCGAGCACGGCGGTAAGGCCCAAGCTTCTGGGGTGTGTGGTCCATCAACGGACGAGCAGCTACACGAACGGTGAAAGCCCGGGCGGGAGACGTACCCCGACACGGTGACCTGCGTCCGCCCACCAAAACGGGCGTAGGGCCATCGTGATGGCGCTCCTGCTGCAGTAGCGAGAAGGGACTTGTCTATCCTGGATCCGCAATAGGGCGCCGCCACGATGGTCGCGAACCGAGAAGCGAGGATGTTGCGGGCTGCCGGATCGGCCTGCTTCGGGTGCGCTCAGTAGGTGGCGCGAGGCTATCCGAACCAGCGCGCCGCGCGAGCTGGCGTCCTTGTGGCATGTAAAGTACCGCCGGGCGCGCTGGATGCCGCTGAATCGTCCTCAGCACCATCAACTCACCTCTGTAGAGTGATGCGCCCCGCAAGGGGTAGCTGCAAAAGTGCGCAGGCCCAGAAATGTCGTCCTGCAGCTGATGCGCTGGGCAGCAACCAGCCGCGAGGCCCACTTCGGTGGGCTTCGTTGTATGCGGGCCTGGCCGATCGGTTCAGGCATCAGCCTTCCAAGCTGACCAGGCGGGTTCGATTCCCGCGGCCCGCTCCAGCTGTCGTGACCCCATACTTCCGCCATGGGCTTATTCCTCGACCTGATCAACGTTCCCGAGTCCGTCACCAACGACACCCTTGAGGGCTTGTACAAGGCCCTCTCGGATGGCCACGACCACGGCAAGGACGGTATCTGGAAGCCGCACGACTCGCCCCTGGTGCACCGCCTGATCGAGCTATTCACAGAGCGCGGCCTGATGCGCCTGGATGCCGTCCGCACGCAGTTCCTGGCCTGGAAGTCGGGAGCCAATCACACCGCCGCTGCAGCGCCCGCGCCACCACCGGGGATCATGTCGCACTGGTCGCAGGGGGAGCTCGCCCTGGCGCGCCTGTACCTCGAAAGTCTGCCGCCGGCCCAGTGGACGCTGAACGACCACATGCTCGCGATCGAGTACGTGGTGCAGAGCTACCTTCCGGCCGACGCCATGCTGGCCGAGGCCGACTGGCTGGCCACCAAGGCGAGCATGCTAGGCAAGGTTCAGGCCAACCTCGAAAAGCCGCCCACGCTGAAGCAGGCCGACGCCATCCTGGCCTCTCTGCCGTCGTCGTCGGCCATGGGCGTCCCGCTGTCCGCGCTTGCCGGCAACGTGCTCACGTTCGCGCGCCAGCGGGTGGCCGAGAATGTTCGGGCGCTGAGCGAAAGCGCGCGCCACCGCATGCGCGTGGTGGTGGCCGCCCACCTGGAAGAGCAGGCGTTCGGTTCGGCGCTCGCCGGGTCCCACAGCCTGGAGACAAAGCTGCTCGACGAGTTCGGCGCCATGAACCGGGACTGGCGCCGGATCGCGGTCACGGAGGCCGGAGAAGCCCAGCTGCAGGGCTACATCGCCAGCTTGAAGCCCGGGACCCGGATCAAGCGCGTGGAGCGCTACGACGGCGCCTGCGCGTTCTGCCGGCGCATCGACGGCGCGGTGGTCGAGGTCGTCTCGCCGGATCACCCCAAGAAGGATCCGGACCGCATGGTCTGGCCCGGAAAGAACAACATCGGGCGCGCAGCGTCCCCGCGTAAGCGCGTCGGGGATGTGCTGGTGGAGCGCGACCCGGCCGAGATGTGGTGGATCCCCGCGGGCCTGGTGCACCCGCATTGCCGCGGCCGCTGGGTGCTGGCTGGTGGCGACGTTGACCCTGGTGATGACCCTGAGTTTGCGGCCGAGCTGGCGGCCATCCTGGGCGCGTCGTGACCTTATCCTGCTGGGATGCCGCAAATCCCACGCCTGTTCATCAAGGCCGACTCCATCCCTGAAGGGGCCCACTGGATCACAGTCCGCCCGAACGGGCCGGGGTCCAAGGGGCAGCCGCTGCTCATCGAGCCGCAGCCGGACGGTACCGCTCGCGTGGTGGGTGGTGCCGGCGGCAGCTTGAACTACCTCAAACTGCGCGGCGTCAAGTCCCATTCCACCTACAAAGAAGAGGCCAAGGCGTCGGCTGGCAAGAAGCGGGCCGCGCGCCAGGATCAGATCGCGGCCGACAAGGCGTCCGGTGTTCACGGCGCGAAGCAGGAAGCCCGCAAGGCCGTGCACGAGCAACGCAAGGCCGCCGAGCTCGGGCTGATCCAGGAGGTCGCCAAGCGAGCCGGTTGGGATCCCGCTGAGCTGGAATTCCCGGCCGAGGACTACGAGCACCTGTCCGAAGGCGCGCGCGCCAAGGTGCAGGATAAGTTCCACCGCGACCTGCTCGGCAAGGCCAAGGACGCCGTGAAGCAAAGCCGCGAGCGCCTGGTGGCCGATGCCGCGTTGCGCGCTGACGCCGGTATCGGAGAGCTGCCGCTGTCCAGCGACGACCCGGACCAGCTGTCCGTTCAGGACATTGACCCGGTCAAGCCGTTGACCTCGGGGCTCGGCTTCCAGGCCGACTACAAGGGTCGCGCCGAAGCGGCCGGCCTCACCCCGGCCGTTCTGGAGCAGGAGGTCCAGGCCGCCAAGTCGCCCGAGCAGCTGCTGGCCGCGTTCAAGAAGAACGGCGGCGCCGCCGCGGCCATCAAGGCCGAGCTGGAGGGCATCAAGGAGCCAGCCGCCCCGACGGCCGATGCGAGCCTCATGTCCGCCCAGGACGCGCTGGACCTGGTCAAGCTGGGTAAACGCCTGCAGCAGATCGAGCGCGCCGCGCGCGACGCAAACGCCGAGATTGATGCCGCGGCCACCGTTGAGCCGAAGGCGTTTGTTCTGTCGGCCAGCGACGATGTCGATGACGCCGTGAAGGAGGACCTAGCGTCCGACCTGCGCACCGTGCAAACCCGGGCATTCCTGTCCGAGGTCGGAAAGATCGCCGGGGCCAACCCGAGCGAGACGCTGGGCGGCCACATCGGTGTCGGCGCCTACAACAGCATCAACGCGCTGGCGCTGGCCGTCGGCGGTGATGCGCTGGTCGACCGATCCGTTGTCGACGTGCTCGGTGTGGCCGGCGCCGCCCAGGTGCTGGCCCGCCGGATCCACGCGGACATGCCCGCCGAGGACGTGCAGAGCGTGGCCGATGGCGTCCAGGACTGGCACATGAACCACTACATGGTCGCCAGCACCGAGGCGCTGAAGAAAGCCCGCGACCTGACCGATGCAGCCAAGGCGATCGAGGTTTCCGACGAGGCCCAGACGGGCGCCGAGCTGTCAGTGGCGCAGGAGCTGAACGCGCGCCGCCGCGCCGCGGTCGGTGACGCCCAGCGCATCCTGGGGCAGGCCCTGGGTGAAATGGAGGCCAATGCCGCTCTCGTCATGGCCATGAAGGGCCCGGGCGACGGCGACTTCCACACCTCACTCGGCAACATGGCGCTGGACTCAGCCGTGGTTCAGGCGCGCGCGATCGGCCTGATGCCGGGCGACTATTCGCTCGAGCGTGACGGCTCGAACACATTCCTCACCATCAACCACGCCGGCATGCTTCGCCTGGCCCGACCCACATCACACCAGGACCTGCAGCAAATCCGCCGCAACCTCGATATCGTTTCCGGCAAGCAGGACGAGGACGGCTGGCTGCCGCAGGGCGTAGCCAATCGCCCGGACCTGGTCATGGACGTGAAGGCCGGTGTCGCCGATCGCCTGGCGCAGCCGTTCCAGCCCAGCGCGGATCTGTCTGCCTCGCTTCGCACCTACATCGGCGCGCGCGCGGCGGACGGGGACAGCCCGGTGGATATCCTGGCCGATGTGCAGTCGGCGGCCTTCTTCCAGAAGGTCGGCTTCGACCGGACCGAGGACTATCGGAAGGCGCTCGACGAGGTGGCGCCACTCAAGGGCGCCGACGGCAAGCAGCAGCGCGCCGAGGACCTGGACCCGATCTTCGAGAAGTACGCCGATGATCACGTGACCAGCCTGGGCGGCCAGCGCACCACGCTCAACCGCCAGAAGGTGGCCGTGGATCAGCACTCGGTGGACGCCCTGCACCGGGCTTTGGCTGAGACTCCAGAGGCCACCGCAGCGTACAAGCAGATCGGTGAACTGGAGCACAAGGACCAGTCGGCCCTGCGTGAGTTCTTCTATCGCAACATCGCGAAGGAGGACGCTTCGGCCGGCGCCATGCGCAAGGAGCTTGAAGACCACATCGGATCGGAGCCCGAGAAGGAGTCCACCGATATGTTCGGCGACACCGTGCCGAACCCCGACTGGCAGGACTGGCGCAGCCACCGCGACAACCTGTCGGCCAAGCTGAACGCCAGCTCGCTGACCTGGTCGAAGTACCTCAAGACCATGGGCGGCAACGAGCGCGCCTACGAGGCCGTCCAGGACGTGATCCGCTCGCGCGTGGCGTCGTCGTTCGTTGAAACCCACAACAAGCTGAATCCGGCCAATCCGATCAAGCTGGGCAAGAGGACCATCAGGAACAACCTGAACCACCTGGACGCTGTGGATCCTGCTGCTCGCGAAGCGCGCCAGGCCAAGGACAAGGATCTGATCGATCGGTTGCGCAACCGGGTTGGAGGCAAGTACGCCAGCGGCGCGGTGGCCGACAAGATCGAGGCGGCCCAGAAGGAGCAGGCTGCCATGGAGCAGGCCCAGATGGGCTTCTTTGCGTCTCAAGAAGACGAGAATTTGAGCAACAACGGCGGTAGCGATGCGCCGGTTGAACACAAACTGGGTGCTGACGAGCGCCACACGGTCGGCCACGTGGTCGAGCGGCAGATCGCCGGCATGATGGAGCACGTCGGAGCCAACTTCAAACCCGGGCAGCCCACGAAGCTCTGGGGCATCAGCATGTCCGGCAAGTACGCCGCCCAGCAGCGCGCCATCAAGTACCTGGACGCCAACAAGCGCATGGGCCTGGCCGCTGGGGCTGGATCCGGCAAGACCAACATGATGCTGGGCGCGCACGCGCACCTGGCCAGCCAGGGCAAGATCAAGCGCTCCATCATGCTGGTGCCGTCGGTGGTGCAGGGTCAGTTCAACGGCGAGGCGCTGCGCCTGCTGGAGCCAGGCAAGTTCAAGACCCATATCCAGCCTGGCGCCAATCGGGACGATCGGATTGCCGCCTACAAGGATGCCGGAACCCATATCGCGGTCATGACGCACCAGTCCTTCCGTGACGACATGGTGCACCTGGGCGCCCAGCACGCGGGCATCAGTGAAGACGAAATGACCGACAAGCTGCAGGGTATGACGCCCGCGCAGCGCCAGGAGTGGATCGCTTCGACCTGGGAGAAGGAGGGCATCAACTTCGACGCCTCGTTCGTCGACGAGGCGCACGACACGCTGAACCGCGCCGGCAAGGAGAATTCCTCGCTGTCGAACGTGATCGAGGCCGCCGGGCACCACACGCCGTACCACACCTACGCCAGCGGCGACCCGGTGAAGAACGATGCCAGCGAGGTGCACTCCCTGCTGCACAAGATGGACCCGGTTCGCTACGCCGATCGGTCGGCTTTCATGCGCCGGTATGGCGCTGACACCATCGCCAGCAAGAACGCGCTGCAGCGGGAAATGGCGCGCTACATTTTCCCCACCGATATCACCCCGGACATTCAGCGCGAGCGCAAACGCGAGCTGGTGCAGCTGTCGGCTGGGCAGCATCAGGCGATAGGGGATCTGGACAAACACCTGGCTCGGGCCCGGATGGCGCAGAAGGCCGGCAAGGTCGACGTGGCGGCCATCAAGGCCTTGTCTCCGAACTCGTTTGCTGGCGTGCCCGACGAAGAGCACGAGGCCGTGGCCGCCCAGCTGCAGAAGGCCGTTGGTGTTCTGCGCGCCTCGGCCATGAACCGGATCATCAACAGCCACCCGGACAACGCCAAGGTCGCGCACGCGCTCAAGCTGGTGCAGGCGCGCCCCGACAAGCAGGGCATCGTGTTCGCGCGCAACCGCGAGAGCGTGGAGCAGTACCGCAAGGCGCTGGAGGCCGCCGGCAAGCGTGTCGTGGTGATCACGGGGTCGGACGGCGCCAAGGAGAAGGACCGCAAGCGCCGCATGTTCAACCCGGACGGTGGCGGACCTCCGGAGGCCGATATCCTGGTGGCCTCTGACGCCGCGGCTGTTGGTTTGAACCTGCAGTCGGGCCGGTACCTGATCCAGCACGACATTCCAGACACGGCGAAGACCCACAGCCAGCGGAACAAGCGCATCGACCGCCTGGGCCAGAAGTCCGCCATCGAGCTGCTCGACCTGGAGGCCGACCACCCAGAAGAGCGGAGATCGCGCGAGAGGCTGCGCAAGAAGTACGCGCTCAAGGACATGATGGCGGAAACTCTGGACGGTCTGGACGACACCGGCCTGGCCGGCGCCATCAAGGCGCGCCGTCAAGCCTCGGCAACGCCTCAAGCCGGCCTGTTCTAATTGGTGCACCCATGAAACGTCACATCTCGAACACCCGGGCCCAGCTCACCGACCTGTCGAAGCTGGCCGGAGAAACAGAAAAGGCCGAGCGCGGCATTCTGGACCGGGCGCACCAACGCCTGGACGAGGTGGATGCCTCGCTCGCCCGGCTTCGACCCGGACTGGAGTCCGCCCCGGACGCTTCCCAGTCACGCTATGAGGACCTGGTTCGCGAGCGCGCCGATCTTCACGTGGTGATCGCGAAGGCCGAGAAGGCGCTCGGTCGATAATTTTTTCCACTTCGAGCACCCCTCGTGCCGTCGTGACGAAAAAATCCCACCCATGGATCAACTCGCCCACCTGCCGGAATACCTCAGCATCGAATGCATGCTGAAGGCGACGCCTGCGCAGGAGGGCCGGAACCGGTTCATCTACCTGGAGGCGGCCAACGAGGCCAAGGACCAGCAAAACGAGATTGTGCTGGCGAAGGCTCTGGAAGAGTCGGCGTCGCACTATCTGCGCTTCGGTAACATCGACATCGACCACAAGTCCATGCCGGCCGTGGCTAAGATGTTGGATATCCGGGATCCAGAAATGTGGGAGATTGGCACGCCGGTTGACGTCCGCATTGACGGCAAGTCCACCTTTGTGAAGGCGCAGCTGTTCACGGGCGACACCCCGCTTTCCGAGCGCGCGAACATGGTCTGGGATTCCATGACCAAGCTGAACCCGCCGCGGCGCTGGTACCCCAGCGTTGGCGGCAAGGTGCTGGCGAAGTCTGACCGCATCGACCCCAAGTCGGGCAGCAAGGTCGGCGTCGTGAGCAAGGTCCGCTGGACCAACATCGCAGTCTCCCAGCAGCCGGTGAACCAGACCGTTGGCGGTGTCGCCACGATGCCGTTCGGCGTGCTGGCGAAGTCCTGGAGCGCTGGAGGCTTTGATCTGACGAAAGCGCTGGAGGCGTCCTACGTCACCGATGCTTCCGCAAAAACTGGCGGCGCCGCTCTTGGGGCTCAGTCCCTCGATACCGGCGTGACGTCATACTTTGATTTTCGGGATCGCCTTTCGAAGGCGGTCCGTGAACACCGGCTGCGCGGCGTGAACGCCGAGGCCATGACGGCCTACAGCCAGAAAAGTTTTGGCCTGTCTCCTGACGAGGCAGCCGAATGGGTGGATCGCTTTCTCCGCGATCTGAAAAAAGGTCTATCGAAACGGAGCAATTGAATGACCACGCAATTTAACGAGCTGCTTGCTGAACTCGGCAAGATCGACGGCGATGCCGACACCTTGGCAAAAGCGATTGCTGACGCCCCCGTTGTCGAAGACGACGAGGACGAGGATGGCGGCGAAGGCGGCGCTCCTGGTGCCGGCGAAGAAGGCGGCGATGACGCAGCGATCGCTGCTGCCGCGGCTGCCGCGGGCGCCAAGAAGGAAGGCGAAACGCCTTTCGGCAAGTCCATGATGGCATCCGACGAAGAAGGCAACGAGCACCAGGTGCTGGACGCCACCGAATTCGTGAAGTCCCTTGTGGCACGCCTGGACGGCGTTGACAGCGTTTTGGCCAAAGGCCTGGGCGCCATCGCCGGCACCATGAAGAAGCAGGGCGACCTGATCAAGTCGCTGAGCGACCAGGTGGCCTCCATGTCCGCTCAAGGTCGCGGCCGCAAGAGCACCCTGGTGGTGACCGAGAAGCCCGACGTCGGCTCGACCATGGCGAAGTCCGCGGCTGCCGCTGACGCCGCCGCAGGCCCGGCCGATCTGATGGCCAAGGCCAACGCGGCCTACGATCAGGATCTGATCAGCGGTGTGCAGCTGAACACCATCAGTGTCTGCCTGCGTGAGCGCCACCAGATCCCGACCGAAATTCTGGCGAGCGTTGCGCGCGCCAAGTAACCAGTTCCCACCGCAACCGCAACTTTCAAACTCGCAATTTAGAGGACCACAAAAATGGACGCTCAAGCCCTGATGCAACAATTCGCCGGAATGGCACCGGGCGGGGCAATGCCCTCGCTGGGCGGCTCCCACGGTGGCGCGCTGGACGCTCTCGGTGACCTGAAAAAGGCACTGGAAGCCAGCAACTACGAGACTGACGTCTCGAACCTGACCGGTGGCGGCGCCTTGGGCGTGCAGTCGCTGGACACGGCCATGAAGACCACGATCCAGGAGCAGGAGCACTTCGTGCTGTTCAAGCGCCTGGCACAGACCAACGCCACCAACATCGTCGACGAGTACACCCGTCAGACCGGTATCGGCGGCTTCCTGGGTGGCTCGACCAACACGCAGATGGGCGTTGTCCGCGCTGCGCAGGGCGAGTACAGCCGTGAAGTGGGCCTGGTCAAGTTCCTGATGACCCTGCGTCAGGTCGGCTACGTGCTCAACATCGGCAAGAACATCGTCGAGGCCACCAGCGTCGAAGAGCGCAACGGCGCCCTGCAGCTGATGACCGATGCCGAGTACCTGCTGTTTTACGGCAACTCCAAGGTCTGCCCCACCGAGTTCGACGGCATCTTTGCCCAGATCGACAACGAGATCGCTGCCGGCCTGATGAGCGAGTCGAACGTGATCGACATGCAGGCCCTGCCGCTGGACAGCGTGGAGCCCTTCGCCAAGATCAACGCCAGCGTCTACGACTACGGTTCGTGGGGCCGCGTGACCGACGTGTTCATGCCCACCGCCGTGCAGACCGATCTGAACATGGGTCTTGACCCTGCGTTCCGTTGGTCCAGCCAGCAAGGCCAGACGCTGAGCATCGGCGGCCACGTGCAAGGCATTCAGCTCACCGAAGGCGTGCTGAAGACCAACATCGACACGTTCCTGCACCACGACCAGTTCGTGATGTCCAAGCCCTTCGAGCTGTCTCAGCCCGCCATGGCTACCGCCAACAACGGCTTCAAGCCCGCGGCTGTCGCCGGTGTCCCTGCTGCCGACGCAGCCAGCCAGTTCACCGCCCCTCGCGCCGGCAACTACTACTACGCCGTCGCCGGTGTGGGTGGCCAGGGTCAGGGTCAGTCGACCATCCTGAAGTCGGCCCAGGTGGCTGTGGCCGCGGGCGAGAAAGTGACGCTGACCATCACCGTTTCCGGCTCTGGCCTGGAAACCGGTTACGCCATCTACCGCGGCCGCCTGAACGGCACCAACGGGACCGACGACCTGCGTCTGATGTGCATGGTGCCTCGCACCGGTGCCTCGACCGTCTACGTGGACCTGAACCGCGACATTCCCGGCACCGTGAAGGTCCCCCTGCTCAACCTGGGCAAGGGCGCTGACGCGATCGGCTGGCGCCAGTTCCAGCCCATGACCAAGATCCCCCTGCCGTTCGGTGTGGGCGGCGTCCCGGTGGTGAGCTGGTTCCAGTTCCTGTTCGGCTACCTGCGCGTGACCAAGCCGAAGCACCACGGCGTGATCAAGAACATCCTGCCGAAGACCGCGCGCTGGAAGCCGTTCAACTGATCGGCGTGAGCTGATCCGATAGACCAAGCCTTCGCGAGAGGGCTTGGTTTTCTTTCATCCCAAGGAGTCATTCATGCCCCGTGTTCTCTGCACCCTTCCCAACGCATCCACCTGCATCAACGGCGTGGACTTCGAGCCCCACGATCACGGCGTTCTGTCCGTCGATCTGAGCGACGACCAAGCCCAGACCTTCGTGGCGATCCCTGGCTACGAGCTGTACCAGGTGGACCCGGAAGAGGACGCCCGTGTAAAAGCGGAAGAGGCCGAGGAAGCGCAACGCGCGGCCGATGAAGCCGCCAAGAAGGCCGCCGCGTCCAAGGCCGCTGCAGCCGAGAAGGCTGCCGCAAAATCGGCCAAGCAGCCGGCCGCCAAGAAGGCACCGACTCCTGCCTCCGCGCCAGCACCAGCACCAGCACCAGCACCAGATACTGCCGCTGAACCCGCTGCAGCCGATGCGGAGACGGATGCCACCGAGAAGGCTGATGCCACGGCCGCTGGTGGCGTTGATGATGAATCGGTGTTCTGACACCGGTCTGGGTTGCGGCATGAAGGCCGCCGCACTGGCGCTGCTGCTGTGCTGCGCGTCAGCACAGGCCGACGAGCTGCAGGACCGGGCGATGCAAGGGCAGGCTGCGGACGTCATCAGCACAGCCCTCGTCCTGACCATCGACGGCGTAAAGGAAGCCAACCCGCTGGGGCTGGCCGTGCTGCCGATCAAAGCCGGCTTGCTCTACTACGCCGATGGCCTCGAAGATCCCGTGGAGCGGGCAGACATGCACCGGGCGCTATCCGCTACAGGCTGGGGACCGACTGCGAACAATTTCTGCGTGGGCATCGTTGTTGCCACTGGCGGCAGTGGTGCCGCTGGCTGTCTGGTGCTCGGGTTGATCGCCGGGATTGCCGACTGGAACCACACCGCTGCGATGCGCGAGCGGGCCGCGTTTGATTCTCTGTGTGCGGATTCTAAGGCTGTGAATCCCGCGCTGGTGTGTGAGTACACCGACAAAACGACCGCATCCGACGCCAGCGAGCCCGATGGCAAGGCCGCTGACGGCCCCGTGGACGGCGAAAGCGAAGACTCGGTGTTCTGACACCGGCCCAAATGGAAAAAGCCACCAGGAGGTGGCTTTCTTCGTCGTGATGTCAGAATGAACGCCGTAGTTCTACCCCAAAATTCTGGAGCCCATCATGTCCCTGACCGCCGAACAGAAACACCTGCTCAACAACGCCACCCCGGGTCTTGCCAAGGTGAAGCTCGGCGACATGCTGGACGATGCCACCGAAGCCAAGCCGGGCCTGGTGAAGCAGGGCGCCGCCGTCGCTGTGGCCGCTGGCGCCAACCCAACCAAGGCCGAGTTCGATGCGCTGGTCTTGAGCTTGCGCACCTCCGGCGCTATCGCCACGGCCTGATGCCCTGGTCGCTGATGGCGGCTTTTCTGTTGTGATCAAAAATTGACGCCATGAGCAACACCATCATCAAGAACCAGGACGCCTCGATCTCTTTGGTCGTGGCGGCCAACGGAGCGCCAGTCCCGGTGTCTGGCGCTGTTGCCGCGTCCTTGCTGTCTGTGGATGGCCTGCCCACCGGCGCGGCTGTCACGGCGGCCCTGGGATCTGCCCCTGGTTCCGTCACGGTGACGATCGCCGGCGCCGTCACGGCCGCGCTGGCGGTAGGCGAGCACCTGCTGCGCGTGTCTGGTGCGTTCGGATCGCGCTTGTTCGAAGTGCAAGTCGAGGACGCCGACACCATCGTGCGCTCCGACCTGTTCATCCGGGATGTGGTGATCGCCAAGCTGCGGCGCGATCGCCTGGCGCTGGCCGCCGCGGGCGCCATGCCGGATGTGGCTCTGAGCGATGACTTCCTGTGGGACAAACTGCTGGCCGCCGAGGCCGAGGTGCGGCACACCCTGCGCGTGCCGCTTCGCCCCACGCGGTTCTTTCCGCGCCAGCCGACGCCCGAGCAGCTGGAGTCTCTGCCTGTCGGAATGCCATGGGACGTGGATCCGGCCTACGACTACAACCCGGACAACTTCAGTGGCGACAAGTGGGGCTACATCGTCACACGCCAAAAGCCGGTGCAGTCGATCGTGGGCATGAAGTTCGTCTACCCTTCTCCCCAGCAGACCATAGTCGATGTGCCTGCCGACTGGATTCGCGCGGACCTGCGCTATGGCCACGTGCAGCTGGTGCCCACCGGGACCGCCTACCAGACCCTGCTTGGCGGCTTGTTCATGAGTTCTCTGTCTGGCGGGAAGACCCTCCCGTTCACGGTGGACCTGGATTACATCGCTGGCCTGTCCAACGTGGCCACCGAGTACCCGGACCTGATCGACGCGGTGATCAAGCTGGCGGTGGTAAAGATCGTGGAGGATGGCTTCATGCCGCAGTCTGGCAGCATCAGCGCGGACGGCCTGTCCCAGTCGATGAGCGTTGACGCCGCGAAGTACCGCGACGCTGTCGACGCCATCATGAACGGATCGGGCAGCAACGGAGGCCTAGTCGCGCGGATCCACGGCATTCGCATGATGGTGATGTGATGCGCTTCAAAGCCGCAGCTTTCGACACCCACCTGGCCAACATCGGCCAGCAGCTGCTCTGGCGCCGCAGCTTTGCGTGCGCCTGCGTGAACCCGCAGTCTGGCGCGCCAGACCCCAAGCACGCCCTGTGCTCTGGCAAAGGTCGAATCTGGGATGACCCGGTGGAGACGGTGGCCGGAGTGGCCGGTCAGAAGGTGCAGATGCAGTGGGCGCAGATGGGAATGTGGGAGGCCGGCGACATGGTGCTGACCATCCCCCAGGCCAGCCCTCTGTGGGATGCCGGCGCGTATGACCGTGTGACCTCTCTCAATTCGTCCGACGTGTTCAGCCAGCCACTGGTGCGTGGGCACCCGGCTGAGCGCCTGAATTTCAAGGTGGCGAGCGTGACGCGGTGCTTCTGGCTGCACCCGACCACTCGGCTGATCGTTGAAGGCTCGCTGCCCGTAATCGGTACCGACGGCCGGCCGTCCTGGGTCGGCGGTGTTGGTGAGCCGCCCGCGGGCGTTTCGTACTCGATGACGGGCACGAAGCACCCTGAGTACTTCGTCTGGGGCGACTTCCCCAGCGACCGCAACGAGCACAGCGGCATGCGCCTGCCAAAGCGCGTTGTGGTACGAAACTTCGACCTGTTCAGCCGCTGACGGTCTTCTTGACCGCGGCCGCAAATGCGGCCATCGCCTTGGGTTGCATCTTCTGAGCCACGTTGCGAGCCAGGTACAGGCCCGGCTGGGCGGGCACGATCCACTTGCCGGTCTGGCCGTCCATCATGATCCGAAACGTCAAAAAGCTCGACGACTTGCCTCCGCCCGGCGTGCTGGTGTCCATCTTGACCATGCCGGCGTACCGCTTCGCCGTGGACGCTTCGACGCCGGCCTCGCGCAGGGCGGCCTTCGTCATGCGATCGCCCCAGGCGTAGGTCCTGCTGGCCACCAGGTAGTGCTGCTTCGTCTTCGTGTCCGACAGATAGTTCGCGTTTGGGCGACCCTTGCTCATACCGTAGCTCGGGCTGAGTGACACAACCTCGCCGGACTCACGTTTGCCCATGGCCGTCACCCGGCTCGGCGTCATCTGCTTGGCCAGCGCGTGAACGGCCGCCGGCATGGCTTTGGCGTGCGCCGTGTTGCCGGGTGTGTTGTGGCGCATGGGGATGACCAAGAACCGGCGCCCATCCGTGGTGCGGCGCACTTTGGTGCTGGTGTCCAGCATCTTCTTCATGTCGCGCGGCGACCGGCCGGTTTCGATCGCTGCCGCGTTTTGGTAGTCGGCTTCGATCATGGCGCTGAAGTCGCCCGTCATGCGCCAGCTGATGGACTTCGCGTAGGCGTCTTTCTCACCGCTCCACAGTTTGGCTTTGTAGACCGCCTCCTGCCAGTCCGCTGTCGCCTGCTTGGCTACGGCTTTCACCGCCTGGCTCAAAAGCGGCAGGACCTGGGCGTTGATGCCTGCGGCAAGGTCGAGCTGCGACCCGGCGTTCAATGTGATGTTGTAGCTCAGCGTGCTCATGTTGTCAGTGTGCCGTCACGCCTGCTCGCGTCGTGACGCCAAAATCCGACCATGATCGCAATGGTGCAGCCTCTCCACATCGGTAACGCGCTCCGGCTGTTCTTTGAACCGCCGGCCGGCGCCGTTCGGTGGAAGGCTCTGCGCAAAGGATCGGATGCATTTTCTGGCCACGACGACGCCACGGCGGCCGTGGTCTACGAGGGTTCCGATCGCCTGGTGGTCGATACGAGTTTCCTGCAGAACGAGGTGATGGCGTTCTACCGCCCGTTCTACACCACCGACGGCGTGACCTGGACGGCCGGCCCCACGGCCCACGGCACCCCGTCTGCGATCTACGAGGAAACCACCACCGACGTGCTCTCTTTCCTGCGCGAGCGACTGGAGGCAGGCCTTCTGGTTGAGGCGCAACGCGGGAACCTGGTGCATGAGCTCGGGTACATCCCGGTCTACACGGCCACACCGTCCCTGGAGCAAGGGCTCACGTTCCCGTTGGTGACGGTGCATCTTGAGAGTGAGGACGATTCGATCCGTGGCATCGGCGACGATATCACCGGCGATCTGATCGACGATTTCGATGGGTCCTTCGAAGAGTCGGAGGGTTGGCTTGCCAGCGTCAAGGTGACCGTGGTCGGGTGGTCGCTCAACAGCGACGAGCGCATCGAGCTGCGCAAGGCTATTCGGCGCCTGGTGATCGGAAATATCCCGGTGTTCTCCAGCAAAGGCTGGGAGCAAGTGAGCCTGAATCAGCAGGATGTGGACGCCGTGAGCGGCGAGTACCCTGCGCCCCTTTTCCAGGTGATGTGCAACTTCACATGCATCGCCCCGGTCCGCGTCGGAAGCGCGACCGGCTCTGTTCGTGAAATCATTTCAGGAGCCATTGTCCCATGAGCAAAACCGCAAGCCCGGCACCAGCCGCCGTTGTCGTTGTCGAGACTGTCCAGCTCACGCTGAACGAGTTTTGCCAACGCCTCTCCGAGACGGTGCGCCGCCCGGAGCTTCTGTCCGCCTTCGAGTACACCGAGCGCACAGCCGGCCGCCTGAAGGACTCCACCGCTGCTTTCGAAGAGCGCTTCGAGCAATTCCGTAAAACGCCTGTTTAAGCGAGGTCCACATGGCTGTATTTTTCAATGGGCGCTTGATTGTTTCGCCCGCCACCGCGTCCGTCGTCAACGACGACGCCATGCGCTACCAGAACCTGTCGGTCGGCAACGTGGTTGCGCTGGTGGGTCGTTCCGCAGCAGGCGCCCCGAAGACGGCCCTGCGTTTCGGCAGCCCGCAGGAAGCCCAGCGCGAGCTGGTGTCCGGCGAGCTGCTCGACGCCGTCTTGGCCGCGTTCGACCCGAGCGCTCAGACCGGCGGACCGCAGTCTGTTGTTGCCGTTCGCGTCAACCCGGCCACCCGCGCGACCGGTGTGCTCAAGAACGCCGCGGCCGCCGACGTCATCAACCTGACTTCGACCAACTACGGCCTGGGCCAGAACCAGGTGAAATACAAGGCCGAGGCTGCCAGCATCGACGGCCTGCGCCTGACCGTTCAACAGGGCCAGAACTACTACAGCCAGGACAACGTCGCCCGGCGTGCCTTCTCTGTGCACTACACCGGCGCCCTGGCCTCCGCGACCCTGACGGTCAACGACACCACCCTGGTGCTCAGCGCCCCCACCGGCACTCCGGTGGCCACCATCACGCTGGCCGAGTTCCCCACCGTGCAGGATCTGGTGGACCGCATCAACGCCGTGACCGACTTCACCGCCTCGGCGCTGGACCGCAACGGCACCAAGGCCACGCCAAGCGCCCTCGATCACGTCACCGTGGCCCAGGACGTGAAGACGGCCGCCTACGTGGTCCGCGGTGACCTGCAGGCCGCCGTGGATTGGTTCAACGGTGCTGGCGAGGGCTTCCTCAACGCCGCTCGAGTTACCGGCGCTGGCGCCAAGCCCGCTGTGACCCCGTTCACGTTCTTGACCGGCGGCAGCGATGGCACCACGACCTTCGACGACTGGTCTGCTTCGTTCGAGGCGCTCCAAGGAGTTGATGTGCAGTGGGTGACGCCGGTTTCCGGCGACCCGGCCATCCACGCCCTGGCCGACGCCCACGTGTCGTACATGTCGAACATCGGCCTCAAGGAGCGCCGCGCGATCTGCGGCACGGCGGCCGGCACGACCGACCTGCAGGCGATCGACGCCGCCAAGGCTCTGAACAGCGACCGCACGTCGCTGGTGCACCTGGGCCACTACAACTACGACGCCGCCGGCAAGCTGGCGCTGTTCCCGCCCTACATCTCGGCGGCCCTGCTGGCCGGCATGTTCTCCGGCGTGAACCCCGGCACCCCGCTGACCAACAAGACCATCAAGGTGCGCGGCCTGGAGCGCGATCTGCGCAACCCGACCGACACCGACATGCTGATCCTGGGTGGTGTGTTGTGCCTGGAAAACACCGAGGCCGGGTACAAGGTGGTGAAATCGATCAGCACCTGGCTGGTCAATGACAACTACAACCGCGTCGAGCAGTCGACCGGTGTCGCGCTGGACTTCACCGCTCGCAACGTGCGCGAAGCCCTGGACGCCCTGCGCGGGCAGAAGGCCAACCCCCTGGTGCTGTCTCGCGCCATCAGCATCGCCGAGTCCACTCTGCGCGAGCTGGCGCGCGCCGAACCGCAGGGCCCTGGTGTCCTGGCTGGCAACGACGCGAACCCGGCGTGGCGCAACATCAAGGCCTCACTGGAGGGTGATGTGCTTCGCGTCGAGTTCGAATGCTCGCCCGTGATCCCCGTCAACTACGTGCTGGCCACGATCTACGCCGTGCCGTTCACCGGCGCATCGGCCGCTTAAAGGAGCCTTGAATGAAGACGAACGTCAAAACCCGCAGCGGCAACCGAGTTGCCGTGGTATTCGATGGCATCCAGCTGGGCCTCGTGCGCTCGGTGCGCGCCAACGACGATTACAGTCCGGAGCCCGCCAGCGGAATCGGCGATATCCATGTCCAGGAGTACGTGCCCACCATGGCGCGCCACTCGCTGAGCGTGCAGCAGATGGTCCTGATCAAGGGCGCCATGCTCGAAGCCGGTATCGCTCTGGAAAACGGCGACGCGGCCCTGCGCGGCCTGGTCTTCGATCTGGAGATTTACTCCAAGAACGACGGGAAGCTGCTGCGCAAGTACGTGGGTGTTTCCTACGCCAGCGGCGACATCGATGTGAACGCCCATCAGATCATCGTGACCAGTGGACAATTCAACGCCCTGGACGTGACCGGTCGAGCGGTCTGACATTCGTGACCGCAGAATAGAGGCCGTCCACCGGTTTGGTGGATGGCCTTTTTCATTTCCCAAGGAGAGAAACCATGTCCCGTGCACCGAACCTGTCCGACTTCAACGTGCCTGTCGAAGGCGTTGGCCAGTTCACCTTTGCCCGCCGCCAGATGGCCGACGAGATCGCCATCCAGGTGGAGTTCGCCCGCATGATCGACGGTGTTGAGCCAACGTCCTGGCTGCAGGCTGTCTGCGGTTGGCTTTCTGCGTTGAAGGTGCTCACCGTGCGCGCACCGGAAGGTTGGGTTCTGGAGGAACTCGATCCGCTCGATGAAGACGTCTACGCGCGCCTGAACAAGGTCTACACCGAGCTTGTCGACAAGGAGCGCTCTTTTCGACGCGGACGATCGGTCGACAGCCAGGTCCCGGGGTCTTGAGCTATCCAGGTCGCTTCGATTCTGGTTCCGCCGAAAGTATGGGCTGACGGCCACCGATCCGAGATACCTGGCGGCCACCGAAGATGAAATGCGCGTCGATTACTTTGCCCACATGTATCTCGACGATCCGAAGGCGGCAGAGGACGAGTTCTCTGACGACGATTTTGACCCGGATGAGGTCGCATCCCAGATCGGCGCCGGTGGCGAAGACTGGGAAACACTGAGCTGAAGCCATGACAAACAAAATCGGGATCGGTGTAGAGGCGCAATTCGACCCGGGCGCGGTCGAGCAGCAGATCAATGCCATGGGGCAAAAGATCGCCCAGGCGAATAAGGTCCAGTTCAAGCCCGTGAGCAACACCACCATCCAGGATCTGGACAAGGTGGTGAAGCGGTTCGAGCAGCTCCTGCGGATCAATGGCGACCTGAACAAGCGCATGAAGGCCACGGGGCAGGGCGGCAAGAACATGCTGGGCCTTGACTGGGACAGCCTGTATCCGGACCCGAACTCGCGCGCGCGCCAGATGCGCAAGGTGTTCGAGTACTCGGTCGGGCCGCATTTCTCTGGCCAGGCTGGCGGTGGTGGTGGTGGTGGCCCGCGGCCCCCACCCGGTCCCGCTGGCTCGCCATGGGCCGGCGTGGCCACCGGTGCTGCGCAGGCCGGAATGCGGGCCGCTGGGCCTGCTGGAGGGGTTGCCGCTGGTGCACTGGGCACCGGCATGTCTGCAGGCTTTGGCGCGGGCCTCATGGGCCTCATGGGCGGCATGCTGGCGCTGGGCATCGGTAAGATCGTCGGTGCAGCCACGGAGAACATCGGAAAGGCCGAGGACAACGCGGTTGCCCTCGATCGCCTGAAGCGCACGCTGGGCGATGTGAACGTCTCGTTCGACGCCCTGAAGGCCGTTGTGCACGGCGGCGCCGACAATCTGAAGATCACCTACGCCGAGGCTGGACAGCTCGCGACGCAGTTTGCCAAGCTGGGCAACCTGTCCAGCGACCAATTCAAGAGCCTGTCCGGCGAGCTGGGTGTCGGCGTCGGGATGTCCCGCGCCTACGGCCTGGACCCGTCCCAGGGCGTGGGCGTCATGGGGCAGATGCGTGGCGTCGGCGTGACCTCCAACACCCAGGAGAGCCGGCGCTTCGCCATGCTGCTGGGTGAAACCATCGGCAAGTCCGGGGCCTTCGCCAAGGCCGAAGAGGTCATGGAGGCGATCGGCGGCTTTGCCACATCCCAGACCCGCAGCAACATGGGCGTGGCCAACGTCGCCGGGTACGCGGGTATGTATTCGGCCATGGTCGGCTCCGGCGTGGCCGGTCTGGATCCGACGGGCGCCGCAGCCATGCTGTCGCGCGTGAATTCCAGCCTGTCTGGTGGCGGCTCGAAGGGTGAGGCGTCGCAGTTCTTCACCGCCCAGGTCGGTTCTCGTATGGGGCTGGACCCCATTCAGACCCAGATCATGCGCGAGGGCGGCGCGTTCGCGACCAACGACAGCATGTTCGGAGAAGGCAGCGCGGCCAGCCGCTTCGGCATCAAAGGTCCTGGCGGAAACAAGACTTTCCTGCAGGAGTCGCTGTCCATGCTGCGGCGCCAGTACGGAGGCAACCCGGGCCTTCTCGCCCAGGCCACAGCCAACCACCTGGGTATCGGCATCAATCAGGCCATGACGATGCTCAGCATCAAGCCGAACGAAATCGGCGAAATGCAGCAGTACGGCGACCTGGGCAAGCTGTCCGGTACCGGCATCGGGAATATGTCGAAGGCGCTCTATGGCTCGGGCTCCGATCGCCAGTCGCTGGCGCGGAGCCTGCTCGGGCGTGACGACGTCAGCCAGTCCGACAAGCTGGCGCTCAGCCAGGTGATGGCTGGAGGGACCGAGAGCGAGCAGAAGGACATTCTGGCCAAGCTGACGGCCCAGTACGACCAGGAGCGCACCACCGGTTCGGATATCCGCGACAGCAAGAACGCGCTCGACAACATCAAAACCAGCATCGCGGACAAGATGGTGCCGCTCATGAACAGCATGCGGCTGGGCATCATGCACATCGCAGGCAAGGGAGAGAAGTCGCCCAAGCAGATCATGGAAGAGGTGATGCGACTGGAGGGCCAGGACCGTATTTCCGGAATCAAGGGCACGTATGCCGCCAACCTCAAGGACGCAGCCTCTGCGCCGGGCGGGATCCGTGCCGATCGAGAGAAGATCCTCAACGAGCTGCGTCGCGATGACGGATCCATGTCGGCGGAGGACAAGGCCGGAAAGCAAAAGCGCATCCAGGAGCTGACCGAGCAGCTGTTCGCAGCCGAAGAGAAGGCCCGCCTTGACGTCATTCGACTGAAAGGGGAAGAGGCCAAGGCGCTGAAGGACGCGAACACCGAGCTGGAGAAGGACGTCAAGGCGATGCGCGATCAGGGGTCCCCGCTTCCGGTGGTGAACGCTTCCCTGCAGTCGACCGCAGAGACAGCTCGCCTGGGGCGCCTGGGCGTCAGCGCTGGCGCGGCTTCCGAGTCGGGTGGCCGCAGCTACACCACCGGTGGCTCCCGGGTGTCCAGCGGCTTCGGTTCTCGGATCCACCCGATCACAGGACAGCGCAAGAACCACAACGGCATTGACTTTGCCGCACCCCTTGGCACGTCGATCCAGGCCACAGCCGATGGCGAGGTGACGCGCTCTGGCATGAGCAAGGGTGGATATGGCAACGTGATCGAGATTCGGCACGCCGACGGCTCGGTGACGCGCTACGCCCACAACAAGAGCAACGGCGTCAAGGTCGGCGAAAACGTCAAGGCCGGGCAGGTGATCGGGAAGGTCGGAAGCACCGGTCGGTCCACCGGCTCTCACCTGCACTACGAGGTGCTGAAGGACGGCAAGGCGACAGACCCCAATCTGGCGTTCAATTCCGGCGAGCACCGGCGACCGATCGCTGGCGTTGACGCCCCTGACCTGGTGCCCAAGCCGTCCACGGTGCCGTCGGGCGGCATGTCGCAGCGCGCTGGCGCCAACGGCCCGCTGTCCGGGGAGATGTCGGTGCGCCTCGATCTCAGCCCGGAGGCCATGCGCCTGCTGCAAAAACCCCAGGCGCCGGTGTCCACCCGCGTCGCTCCCGCCCGCCCGTTTGGCGCATCCGGAGGCTGGTAACCCATGCCCACCTACAAGAGCGCCCTGCCGCAGATATCCGCTCGGCTTTACAAGACCATCAGCCGCACGGCGGTGGACGGTCAAACCGCGGTGTCCGAGCGCTACGCCGGGAAGGATGAGTTCATCGACCTAACGCCGTTCCTGAACGATCGCAGCTCGGTCCGGACATCGAAGTCCGTCAGGGAGCCGTCCGGCGGCTTCGTGATCACGTTCGCCGACAAGGCCGAGAAGCACTCGGTCTGGGGCGGTGAGCTGGAGTCGATCTACGGCCTGGTTGAGCCCATGGACATGATCGAGATTCGGATGTGGGGCGGCACCGGAGCGCCGCCGTCCGTGCTGCCGATCGTCATGCGTGGATTCGTCTCGCGCATCGAGCGCCCCGATGGCGTGTCCGAAAACGGGCAACCCGTGCGCCAGGTCGTGGTGACGGGCCAGGACTACGGGAAAATCTGGCAGACGTTCCAGGTGCTCTACCTGGCGGCCTACGCCGAGGGCCAGTCCCTGCTCACGAACTTCGGCCTGTGGGAAATGTTCGGCATCCAGGCGGCCAACGCCATGAAGGCGGGTGAGTTCGTCCGCACCATGATCGAGAAGATCATCAACCCGCACCTGGACGGCCTGATCCCGAAAAACTCGCCGATGCCGCGCAAGCTGCAGACCGGAGACAGCATCGCGGTCGCGCACGGCGTGGTGAACAACAGCTACCAACAGATGGAGGGTTCGATCTTCGATATCCTGAAGCTGCACGGCGACGTGGGCGTCTGGAACGAGCTCTACACCGAGGACCGCGAGGACGGCGTGCACGTCGTCTACCGCCCGGTGCCCGCGCTTCACATCACCAAGCCGGCGGGCGCGAAAAGCCGGAAAATTCAGGACGACGCGCCGGATCCGGTCTATTGCACCATCTACGACGACGACATTCAGTCGCTGCCCGTGGCGCGATCGGACGCCAACGTGGCGAACTTCTTCTGGGTGAACAACTCGCGATTTGACCTGATCGATGACATGCAGAGAAAGCTGGCCAGCATCCCCAAGGATGACGAGAAGGTGTCGCTCAAGGAATACCCGAACGCCGCCGTGAAGTATTACGGCGTGCGGCCGATGTACGCTCACACCCAGCAGGCGGGCGACGAGGTCAAGTCCATGACCAGCGGCCAGCCGGAGGATGTTCAGACCGAGCGCTCCGACCTGCAGGAGGCGTGGATCGACAAGCGCCGCCGGATCATGATCGAAATGAACCGCGACAACGTGGTCTTTGAAAACGGAACGGCCCGCGTGAAGGGCGGCCAAGTGCGCGACGGTGAGACTGACCTGGCGAGGGCTGGCGACTACGCCCTTTTCGTCAAGGGGCGCATGATGTTCGAGGCCTACATTGTTCAGGTGGACCACGAGTTTCAGCCTTTCCAGGGCTACATCACCACCCTGACGTTTGAGCGCGGTACCGGCTTCGTGGAGCGCGCCCAGATGGGTGGCGGCAGCGAGTCTCCGTGGTTGGCTGAGCAGTCGCGTCGCGACGGAGGGTGGACGGCATGAGGCGCGGTATTGTGGTGGCAACCCACCCAGAGGATCACTCTGTTGACCTGGTCATGTCCGACGGCCGTCGGCTTGTCGGCGTGCAGGTCATGTCCAACAGTGCCAGCGCACGCACCGGGACGGTGGACCTTCCGGCCGTGCCCGAGAAAAAGAACAAGTGGGATATCACCAAGCCGGACGGTCAGGACATGGTCGCGCTGGTCGAGTTCGCCGGTGACGTCCCGGTGGTCGTCGGGTTCCTGTTCCCGCAAATCAACCAGATGACGTTCGCTGACCCGAAGATGCGGTTTTCGCGCCACCAGTCGGATGTTGCCACGTCGATTGATGGGGACGGCAACATCCAGGTGGTCCACCCGAGCGGCACCTATATCCGCATCGGCGAGAGCCCGGATGTGGTGGACTACGCCGGCAAGAACTTCGACGAGAGCCTGGCCACGGACCGCAACACTGACAAGCAGGTGAACATCCGGATTGGCATGGCCGGCGGCGTCATGACGCTCACCATGGCCCCTGATGGCAAGGTCACGCTGGAAACCGAGAGCACGGTCGACGTGAAGGCCGAGCAGATCAACTTCGATACACCGCTGCTGGCGGTCACGGGGCAGATCGTGGCCCAGGGCGACGTGATCGGCCAAAACGTCAGCCTGGCCACGCACGTGCACCCGGGCGTCATGTTCGGTTATTCCTCCACGCTGCCGCCGACGCCGACTGGTGGAGGGGATTCTGGCGGCGACACGGGTGGCGGAGACGTCGGCGGTGGGGGTGTCGAGCCACCATCGGGACCTTGATCGTCGTGACGTCAGAATGGGTGCATGCTCGCCAAACCCGCGCCAACAGACCAACGAGCGGGCGTCCGTCCTATCTCGTTCGTGCTGGACGATGCCGGGGCTTTGCGTCCGCCTGTCACCCTATCGGTCCGGCCTGAAGACCTCAGCCGGTCCGAGCCTTTGCGCGCGACCGTGCACCAGACCATTGGCCGGTCGGTGTCCGGATGGGTGGATTCGTTCGGTGAGGGACTGCCGAGCCTGACGATCGCCGGGCACACCGGCTGGCGCTACGCCAACGGATCCGGTATGGATGGCGCCCAGGCGTTCGACGCGCTGAACCAGCTGGTCGCGCACGACTTCCCGGAAGCTCAGCAACAGGCCATCGAGCGCGGCATGGACCCGAGCTTGGTGCAGCTGCTGTTTGTCGACATGCTCGACGGCTTTGCCTACTCGGTGATCCCGACCCAGTTCGTGCTTCGCCGGTCCAAGTCGCGGCCGCTGCTCTACCAGTACAACATCTCGCTGCAGGCCACGGCACCGGAGATCGATATCCCGCGCGTCACGCCGCCGGAGTACGGAGGCTTCCAGGCCGGGCTTGGAAGCCTGGACATGGAGCTGGACGCTCTGGACGGCTGGCTCCTGTTCGACCTGGAGGCGCTGATCCGTCGGGCGCTGGCGCTGCTATCGATGGACCTGGTCACGGCATCGTCCGCCATCATGCGGCTTCTTGCTCTCGCTGTGAACGCCTTCCGGGCCGCGGGTGACGCCATTCGAGGCGCCAGCAACTTCTCGGTCGGTGCGTCCAGCCCGCAGGCGAGGATCGCCGCTGACCTGGCTCGCGTGGGCACGAACATCCTGCGCACGCTCACCGCCATCACGCTGCTGCCCACCGTCACCATGGCGGAGCTGGGTCGCGTCGCGTCGCACTTCAACACGGTGCTGTGCCTGTTCTCGAACAGTCTGCGCGACCGCCAGAACTACGAGGACTATTCGCCTCTGTACGGCTCGTCCGGCTGCTCGTCGACCACAGGCGGCAGGCCCGCCAGCCGGTTTGCTGGGACGAACACCTTTGCGGCGATCGAGTTCGACGGAGTTGGCAAGGTCACGAGCGAGGCGCTGGCCAGCATCGCTATGCTGGCTACCATGGATCCCGTGCTCTCGCCCATGTCGTTTTCTGAGATCGCGCGCCACTCGCAGATCATCGCCGAGGGGGTGTCGCTGTGAGCGAGTTCACCCAGAAAATGCCGGCCTACCGGCTGGCGCAAACGCACCGCGGAGACGACCTGCAGGCGGTGGCGTCGCGCGAGCTGGGCGACGCGAACCGCTGGCCGCAGCTGGTGTGGATCAACAACCTGCGGCACCCTTATATCACCGGCAACGATCAGCTGGCCGGCGATGGCGTGCTGCTGGCCGGTTCTCTGATCAAGGTCCCGTCTCCTGTCGGCTTCACCGCCGACTCCCCTGATCGCTCAGCGGTCTACGAGCGCGATTGCGCTCTCGCGAACAAGCAGCTCTCCGACGATGGGGCGGGCGACCTGTCGGTTCTCACGGGTGCTGACAACCTGCGCCAGCAGCTCACGCACGTCATCATCACGCCACGTGGCCAGGCGCGCAGGCATCCGGAGTATGGCTGCCGCATCTGGCGCCTCCTGGGAACGGTGAACGGTCCGGCGGCTGGCCTCATGGGTGCCCAGTACGTGAAAGCCTCTCTGGCGTCCGATTTCCGGGTCGCTCGTGTCGATTTCTCGCGCGCCGAGGTGGTTGGTGATGCTGTTCGCGTCACGGCCCGCGCTGTCGCCATCGATGGTGGCGTGGTTGATGTTTCACTCGGCGAGGATTGAGTAATGGCGTTCCAGATCAAAGATTTTGCGTCGATCGTAGCGAGTGAGATCAATCACGCCAGATCGGCGACACGGAAGATCACAGACTTCCAGCCTGGCAGCGTGGCGCGGACCATCATGGAGGCGCCAGCGGTCGAGATCGAAGAGCTGTATCTGCAGATGTTCCTGGGGCTGAGAGAGGCCATCCCGGTTTCGACGTTCCTCAGCTTCGGCTTCGACCAGCTGCCCGCTGCCTACGCCACCGGCTACGTCAGTGTGTCCTCTGCCACCCCGTTGAGCGCCAACACGGTGATACCGCTCGGCACGGAGTTCACGGCCGCCGATGGCCGCGTCTACGTGTCCACACAGGCCCTGACCTGGCTGCAGGGCAGCACGCAGATCACCATCCCGGTGGCGCACACGGTTGCCGGCCTGGTTGGCAATATCGCGGCCGGCGCCATCGACGACGCCTCCATCTTCGGCCTTGGCTACACGGTCAGCAACCTGCCCATCAGCAACGGGCGCGACGTCGAGTCCTTTGCCGAGCGCGAGGCCCGCTTCGCCGAATACGTGCAGTCGTTGAGCCGCGGCACGCTGGTGGCCGTGCGCTACGCCGCTCGTCTGGCATCCGTGCTGGACGGAAATGGCGTGGCCACCGAGTACGTGACACGCATCGGCATAGATGAGCAGGCCGGTCGGGTCTACATCTACCTCTACTCGAACATCGGAACAGCCAGCGCAGCCCTGCTGGCCGACGGGCAGACCCGGATCGACGGCAAACGTGATGCGGTATCCGGCGTCACCACCGGGTACCGGGCGGCTGGCGTTCGTGTGGACGTGCTGTCCATGGTCGAGCGCGCGGTGCCCCTGGTTGTGTCTGTCGAAATGCGCGCCGGCCTGACGATGACGCCGGCCGTAATCCAGTCGCTGGGCGACATTTTCTCGGCCCAGATTCGCTCCGTCGCTCCAGGCGACACGCTCTACCTCGGGACCCTGGTCGAGGCAATGCTGGCCGCGCCCGGCGTGCTATCCATCGTTCCGACGGGGAACAGCAACTTTGAGTGCGGGATCAATGAGGCCCTGGTGCCCGGCACGTTCACCGCGACACCGCTATGACCGCAGCGACCACCCTGCAGCGCCTGCTGAAGTACCCGCACAGCGCCGTCTTTGACAAGGCGCCGGGTACCGAGCTCGCGCTGCGCGTTCGCAACCACAACGGCCTGACCTGGGTGGTGGCAGACGGCAAGCTGCTGGTGACCACTGGGCAGTCGCAGGTGTTCGATGGGACGGAGACGTTCAACGGGCTGTACGACTGGGGGTCGACCACGCGCGAGTACGACCTCATGGGGCAGACCCTGGGGCAGCTCGCAAACGCCTTGCGCGCAGACGGCCATGATGTCGTCTTCGAAGACGACGTTCTCTCCGCGCGCGCCGCGCACACGCTCACCGAAGGCAGTGGCGATCAGGACCTGTCCAACGGCGACCACCTGACCGTCTACACCTCGGTGCTATGGGCGCTGCTGAGCGCGTATGCCGGCGAGCTGAGCCTGGCCGAGTACCAGATCGGCCAGGCCCTGCGCCAGATGATCCTCACTCAGGCCGAGGGCGAATGGCTAGACGTCTGGGCCAGCATCTACGGCGTGCCGCGTCGCAGCGGCGAGGCCGACGGCGCCTTGCAGGACCGCATCCCGCAGGAAGTCTTCCGGCACCGCGTCAACGGCTTTGCCATCGAAGAGGCCATCCACGACGCCACCGGCTTCGACGTCACCATCGACGAGCCATGGAAGCGCATGTTCCTGCTCAACGACTCGCGCCTGTCGGACGTCGACCACCTGCAGGATGGCCGCTACTACACCTACCATGTGATCCAGCCCGTCGGTCGCCCGGGCACGCGCTGGGCCGACGTCTACCCGCACGTCGAGCGCAACAAGGCCGCCGGTATCGAGATCTACGCGCCGCGGATCGATTTCGACGCGCGCCACGTGCAGGTGTCGCCGCCGGTCGAGTACAGCATCGATTGGGGGATGACGGAGCTGCGCAGCTTCGCCAATTTTGGTTTCAACAACCAGGTGCTGGGCATTCTTCGCCTGGACGACGAGCCTCCGATCATCAACCACCCGGTGGCGCGCCACGACTGGTCGGTGTCGTCTCTGGTGTCGATCATCCACTACGACGGCGTGCACCACTACGACGGCGAGGGGTCCTACGGCGATCGCGCCGACGGGGTCCATGTCGGCCTGCAGACCCACCAGCAGATCGCGCCGGCCCAAAATATCGCCATGGCCAGCATCGTGCTGTCAGAAGGCCCGGCGTCTGGCGACGAGAACTTCATCTTCTCGCGCGGCGCCCAGCGCGTCGAGTTTGAGCCGGACGCCATCCTCTCAGATGAGATGTTCCTGTCTCACTACGAGGCCGTCGTCGTCACGGAGCTGGTGGAGCTGGTCACAACGGACGCGCACGGCGACCTGCTGGAGTGGGACTTCACCCCCACGGCGCTCGACATGGCCAACGTCGAGTACCGCGCCTTCACCAGCACGCCAGCCTACCCGTTGCGGACCTGGGTCAGCCCGGACAACCAGTATTTCGACGGCTCCACGAGCTACGCCGGCAGCGTCTCCTACAGCGGCTTCAACACCGACACCCCATTGCTCGCCGTCTGGGGCCCCATCCCGTGGCGTCCCGACTGGCGCGTGGCCGGCATGACGCGCACCGACACCCCTGCTTAATCCACCCATTGAGGACACCAACATGGCAAATTTGAACGAAACACCCGGCTGGGACAGCATCACCCAGATCGAACTCACGGACCGCGTGCTCGGTGGGGCCGGCGGCACCGCCAACCGGCAGGCGCAGCAGCTGGCGAACCGCACGGCGCTGCTGGCGGGGCCCGGTGGCGCCGACAAGGTCGGGTTCCAGCCGGCTGGTGCGGGCGCCGTGGTGCGGTCCGTGCAGGGCAAGATGCGGGAGTCCGTGAGTGTTCTGGACTACATCCCGGTGTCCGAGCACGCCGCCATTCTGGCCGGCACTTCGACTCTTGATTGCACAGCATTTATTCAGGCCGCACTCAATACGGCCGGCGCGGTTTATGTTCCGCCAGGTGTTGTTCTGTCCGGCCCTGTTTCGATCCCGCCGAGGGTTCGCCTGTTTGGCGCAGGCAACAAGTCCATCATCAAACACCGCGGCGGCGCTGGCAACCTGCTGTCATTTCTGACGGGCAGCGATGCTTCTGTGATTTCAGACCTGTTTCTGGACTGCAGTCAGCAAACGTCAGGTGACGGCATCGTCATCAACCCAGGTACGTCACCGCTATCTTTGAGCCTGGAATACAACGACTCACACAACACCGTCGAGAATGTGTTCGTTTATTACCCGGCTCAAAACGGCGTAAATATTGAATCCGGGCGGGAAATTCGGTTGTTGAATGTCTGCGTCCGTGACCCGCAAGCCGGCCATGGATTCCGTATCAACGGCTCGGACAATTTTATTTTCGCCTGCACCGCGGCAACCACTGGCGGTGGTTACCACGGCTTCTTCATTTCAGGCAGCAACAACAAGTTGGTTGGGTGCAAGGCTTTCTACTGCGGCGAAGCCTCGACGCTCTCCGATGGTTTTTTTGTGCAGTTCGGCAGGAATCAGTTGGTTGGCTGCGAAGCGCAGGAAAACGCCCGATACGGGTTCCACTTTGCCATCAGCAGCAGCGACTCTGTCGGATCTGGTCTTCTGGCCGATTCCAACGGCGTTGCCGGCATCCACATCAACAACTCAGACTACAACCTTCGCGGGCTTTGTCTGGTCGGCTTCACGTCAACCACATCGGCAGGCTTGCGCTTCACCCAGCAGCACGGCATTTCGTTTGATACCGCATACCCAAGCACGAGCCAGATTGTCGGCACCTGCATCAACAACGCGATTGGCGGCGTGCTGGCTCCGAGCGATGCTGAGCAACTAAATTCAACGATCATCATTTCTGCCGCCGGCTCGGCCGCTCCGGTTCAACTCGGCGGCAACATGTTCTCGTTCAACGGCGGGCGGTTGGCCTCGATCCAGGGCGAGTACGACTCGGTTTCAACGGTTTCTGGACTGGATGTTGTACACCGGGATGACAGCGACAACGTCGCACCATCGGCGATCGACATCAGGGCTGGATTTCGCAGCGCCATCGGCGCCCTGGCGAAATGGGCGGGGTTTCGGTCCAGCAGGGATTCAGACTTTGCAAACGACATCGGCTTGACCGTCATGGTGTGCCGCGCCGGGACTTCAATTGAGGCCGCCAAATTCACAAAAGATCGGGCCTTTGAAATTCGCAATGTCGACGCCGCTCCCACGGTCAACCCGGTCGGTGGCGTGCTGTACGTGGAGGCTGGCGTCCTGAAATACCGGGGTCAAAGCGGCACGGTGTCGACCGTCGCTCCGGCGTGAGTGGTGCGTCCAGAGGCGTGTGCCGGGCGTCGGCGTCGTGATGCCATGATCGGCCTCAGTCCAATATTTGAGTCAGACCATGTCCAACCTGCCAGAGTCCGCCGTCTGGACGCCAACCGTTGACCAGATTGAAACCGATGACGCCGTCCTTGGCGGCCCCGACGGCGTCATCAACGTCCAGGCCAAGCAGCTTGCCGATCGCACGGCGTTCCTGAAGGCTGCAACCGAGGCCGCCGCTGGCGTGGCGCTTGGTGCTGACGGAAAAGCCGACCAGGCCCTGGGGCAGATCGCTGTCGCCGAGGCCGCTGCCGGCTCATCATCCGTCAACGCTGCCGCCGCGCTGGCGCACAAGAACGCCGCGCTGGCAGCCCAGGCGCTGGCCGAGCAGGCGCGCACCGGCGCTGATGCGGCCCAGCTGCAGGCCAGCAATGCCGCGACCTACGCCTACCAGGCGCAGACCACCACTCAGCAGAAGGCGTCAGACGCCACCACTGCGGCCACGACGGCGGTGAACGCGGCTTCGGCTGCTGTTGTGGCTCGCGACAGCTTCGTGGCCACATCGTCCACCGCCGCGGCAGCAATATCAAGCCTGGCCGCCACCAAGGTGGCCGAGATCGAGGATGCCGGCGCCACGTCGCTGGCGCCCGTGCAGGAGGCGCTCGACGCCACGCTGTCTGCTGCCGCGCAGGCTTCCGCGCAGGCGGTTACCGCGGTCGAGGCTGCCGGCACCTCTACCGCTGAGCGCGCAGCCGCTGTTGTGGCGCGCACGGCGGCCGAGACGGCTTCGGCGGTGGCGCAGGCTGCCCGTGATGCGGCCACGGTCAACGCTCTGGTGTACACAACCACAGCGGCAGGTCTTGCCGTCACCGCAGACGGTCAGCAATTTCAGGTTGTTGGGGCAAACGAAATCATCCGGTACGCCAGGACCAACAGCACGACAGCGACGGAGCTTGCACGGTACCCCGCTTCGGCTCCGGTGCAAGAGGCTATTGAGTTCGGGACAAGGCGCCAGCGGTATCTGGACAGGCTCCGCACGGCTGGCTCGACACGCCCCAAAGCGGCCGTCGTGGTGCTGCTCGGGCAATCGCTCAATGCGCCGCGCAATGCGATTGTCGCAACAAGGGGTGCCCCTGTAGCCAAGATGCCGTTTGGTGGGGCAAGCATCACGAACTGGCAGTTCTTTGCGGCCAACGCCACCCACGTTGGGCACTGGTCGGAGTTGGCGTCTGTTGTCGACTTCGAGGAACGCACGGCTCAGACGCCCATGGTCGGCGTGGTCAACACCATCATCGGTGGCAAGTTCGCCAGTGTCTATATTGGTAGCGTTGCCATCGGCGCACGGTCCTTGCAAGTGCTTATGACTGGCGGGCCGGCGACGAATCTGTGGGCGATTCTGCAACGTCTTTGCGCGTTGGCGTTGGCGGATGGGTTCGACCCAGAGGTGATGTTCTACACCGCGCACGGAGAAGCAAACGCTTCAGAGGGCACGACAGAGCAGGATTACTATGATCTGGGTGTCGAATATTACGGTCGAGCTCAGCTTTATGCGGCCCAAGCGATGCGCAAGCCAGGCTATGTTGCCCCCATCGTGTTCACATCTCCCGCACCCGGCACGATAGCGGGCCTGACCTACGCTGAAATCAGAGAAGCAATCAGACGTCTTGCCCGCGATTTGCCTGGCGGGATTGATTTTGGCGGCATCTACCAATGGCCGACTGGATCTGATCGAGTGCACCCGACACAGGAGGGCTACATTCAGCGCGGCGAGGCGGTTGGACGTGCACTTCGGTCCTATGCCGAGGATGGCAAGCGATGGGGCGCTCTGCATATTACAGACGTGACACTGAGCGGCACTCAGTTCGTGGCGACGTTCTCAGGCCCGGTCGAGCGCGACACGACGCTAAATGTCGGTCAGAACCTGAACACGGCTTTAGCTGAGGATGGGTTTGAGTGGTTCGACAACGGTGCGCAAATCGGTATCACCGCCGTGGTTTATGAGGGCTGGAAGGTGCGGGGAACATTGGCTTCTGCGCCGGTCGGGCTGATCAGCCAACAGGTTCTGCGGATTGCATCGCAGACGACCGACGGAAGCCTTAAAGTTGGGCCTGAAAATCTTCCAGGTTCCCTTGTTCGCGCCCAAGGCGAGGGCTGGCCGTCAATTCTAACCCACACCTACGTGAACCGCGTTTGGGCGGCCCCGCAGGTTTTTGATGAAGTGAGGGCTGTCTGATGACTTTTCCTTTTGAAGTACCGTCTTATGTGCAGGGCTACCGCTTCTCTGACGAAAGCGAAATTTTCTACGACGCCTCGACCAAAACGTTTCGCGATCTTTCCGGCTATGGGCAGCGCGCTGACTTGTCAATTACGGCAGGGACGCCTGTTTTTGCCACGATTAATGGGCGGCGAGGCGTTACGTTGGACAACACCTTTCATGGGCGATTCCAAATTCCTGTGCCATGGATGGGATCGGTCGTCGCTATCTTGAAGCCGGTGCTCGCGACCGGATCGACTATCAGTCGATACCCGATCTTGTTTGACGACGCAGTCACTTTGTCCAGCAACGGGCAATTGAGTCTTTCGCATTTCAGCGGGGCACGCAGCGTTAACTGGAGGACACCATCAGGTGTATTGCAAGCTACTCAGTCTCGAAACAATGACGATCTCGTCGTGGTTGGCTTCGCGACGGACCAGCAGACGCGCAAGGGCTACTCGACCAGCAACGGGGTGGCCATCACAGAAACAGCGGCGGCTTCCGGAACGACGAGTGGGAACTCCGTTGCTGTCGGGTCTGGAAAGTTTGGGGCGCGCTTCGGTGACATGGATGGCCTGCCAACCAACCTGACGCAGATCACCGACTTATTCTGCCATATGTTCGAGTTGCATTTCTTTGCAGAGAACATCTGGGTCGCACATCAGGCGCTGGCGCAGGCAATGATGACCGCCATGCGCAGCAAATATGCCGTTTCATAAAGGATGAAAATGTCTGTTTACGAGTCCATTTTGAATCTCGGCAGCGGGAATCTGACAGTTGAGGCTATCGAGGGCATGCGCCAGGCATTGGAGAAAATGTCGAGCTTGTTATGCTCTGCAACTGATGGGCCTGGGTCTGAGCCTATTGCTGAAAAGTGCAGCGAAGCTGTCATGAATCAAACGTCTGCCATCATTGAGGCGGGCGCTGCAGAGATTGGCCTTGTGAAATCTTGCGTTCAAGCGCGGCTGGCTATCAGCCAAATAGCGGAACGGATTGGGGTTGTTGTATGACCTTCCTCACCATCCGCGCCGCCGACGGCATGATCGCATCCACAGTCGTCGTGACGCCAAAATGACCCGGAGCTTCAAACAGGGTCACTCATGGCAATCCTCACCAACTCCGGCCGCATCGCCATGGCGACGTCGGTCAAATCCCAGCCTCTGCACTTGGGCTGGGGCTCCGGCGACGCAGCCTGGGACACCGTCCCCGTGGCCGAGTCCATCGCCGCCACCGGGCTGCTGAACCTGATCGGCCTGCGCAAGGCGGCCTACACCCAATACTGCGAGCCCGACGTGGCCGGCGAGATCATCGTGCCGACTGGGCGCTTCACGGAGTCTGTGGACCCGACGAAGCACCTCTACATGCGCTTCGCCTTCGACTTCACCGACGCGCCGACCAGCACGATCCGCGAGCTGGGTGTGTTCGTTGGCACCATCACCGACCCGCTGCTGCCTGGCGGCCAGATGTACTTCACGCCGGCCGAGGTCGATGCCATGGGTCAGCTGCTGGTGATCGAGCACATCCAGAAATTCGAACGCAGCGCCAGCGTGCGCCAGACGTTCGAGTTCGTCGTTACCTTCTAAGGATCCTCTCACATGATCACCGGACACTACGATCGTTTCGACGAGAGCAAGAACTACGAGGCGCACCTGTTCCGCGCCGGCTACGTGCTGCAGTCGGCCGAGCTCAACGAGGTGCAGACCGCTCTGCGCACGCGCCTCAAAGGCATCGGTGACGCGCTGTTCAAGGATGGCGACATCGTGCGCGACGCCCGCGCCGTGGTCGATGCGAACACCGGTATCGTGCGCTGCGAGTCCGGCGCCGTCTACCTGCGCGGCGCCGTGCGCGGCATCCCGTCGGCCACCTTCACGATCGCCACCACCGGCATCGTGGCCATCGGCATCTACCTGTCCACCACCGCTGTGACGGAGATCGACGACCCGGAGCTCCGCGACCCAGCCAGCCTGACGCGCAACTACCAGGAGCCGGGTGCCGGCCGCATGAAGATCGAGCCGAGCTGGGGCTATGCCGGCGACGGTCAGTCGGGCGACTTCTTCCCGGTCTACACCGTCGAGGACGGCAGCCTGACCGCCAAGGAAGTGCCGCCGAACCTGGACGCATTCACCCAGTCCCTGGCGCGCTACGACCGCGACAGCGCGGGCGGCACCTACGTGGTGTCCGGCCTCACTGTGCAGCAGTCCGACGACCTGGTGACCGGTGAGCAGGTCTACACCGTGGCCGAGGGCCGGGCTCGCGTGAACGGCTTCGGCGTCGAGCAGACCACATCGCGCCGCCTGGTGTACGCCGCGGCGCCCGACACGAAGCTGATCGGCAACGAGCCGCACATCAGCACCACGGTCGCCTCGCAGCGAATCAACGTCGACCGCGGCCCGATCAACGACATCATCGAGGTGGCGATCACCGCGCAGAAGACCGTCACGATCACGCACGGCGGATTTGTTGGCGCCATGGACCCGCTGCCCGACACGTCGGTGCTGCAGATCGTCTCCATCGTCCAGGGTGGCACGACCTACGTGGCCGGCGTCGACTACCAGTTGACCGCCGGCCAGGTGGACTGGAGCCTGGCGGGCCCGGAGCCGGCCACGGGCTCGACCTACACCGCGACCTACCGCCACATCCAGACCATCACCCCAACCGCTGTTGACGACGACGGATTCACCGTCACCGGCGCCGTGGTGGACTCCCTGGTGCTGGTGACCTACCGCCAGAAGCTGCCGCGCTTCGACCGCCTGGTGATGACGCCAGACGGCATGTTCACCTGGATCAAGGGTGTGAGCGCCGACTGGAACCCGATCGTCCCAACGGTGCCGCGCGACCTTCTGGTTCTGGCCACCGTGCAGCAGAACTGGCGCGTCACGCGCACGCTGTCCAACGACGGTGTTCGCGTGGTGCCCATGCAGGACCTGGCTCAGCTCAACGGCCGCATCGACTACATGCTGGGCCTGATCTCGCAGCAGCGACTGGAGAGCTCGGCGAACCTGAAAGAGGCCATCCAGAAAAAGGGCCTTTTCGTTGACCCGTTCCTCGATGACACGCTGCGCGATGCCGGAGTCGTCAACGATGCCGCCATCTTCGAAGGTGAACTCACGCTGTCCGTGACCGTCTCTAAAGTCGAGATCCCATCGGCCGACGTGACCGTCGAGACCGGCATGGCGCATACCCTGGGCGTGGTCCTGCAGCAGATCTCGCAGACCGGCTTCATGAAGGTCAACCCTTACATGGCGTTCGACCCGTTGCCGGCCGCCGTGCGGCTCACACCGGCCATCGATCGCTGGACCGACATCCAGACGACTTGGGCTTCTGCCATCACGCAGCGCATCGTCGGCTTCGCCCCTGGCTGGCACGGCGCCAACCGGTTTTGGACCGACACATCGAACACCGTGGTGTTGCTGTCCTCACAAAACGCACCGGCCGAGTTCCTGCGCCAGATCCAGCTCTCTTTCCAGATCAATGGCTTCGGCGCCGGCGAGGTACTGCAGAGCGTCACTTTCGACGGAATCCCTGTCACCGCAACGGTTTAATTCCAAGGACTCAAAATGCCTTTGATCGCAGACGCCAACGGCGTTATCAACGGGAAGATCACGATTCCTGCCAACGTCCCGGCGGGCACCAAGCGCGTGTCGTTCGTCGGCGCTGGTGGCTCCCATGGTGCGGCCACGTTCACCGGTTCCGGAACCGTCGTGTCCGAAGTCCGGCGCATCATCAGCACCGTGCGCCAGACCTTCTTCGACCCGCTGGCGCAGACCTTCAGCCTGGATGCCGCCTGCCAGATCAGCGCCGTCGACCTGTGGTTCAAGGCCAAGGGTGACTCGGACATCATCGTGCAAATCCGCGAGGTCGAGAGCGGTGTTCCGGCGTCCGGTGTGATCGGTGAGGTCCGCGTCAAGCCGGCCGACATCAGCACGCTGACGGCGCACACTCGCCTGACCTTCCCGGCGCCCATTTTCTTGTTCGCCAACACGCAGTACGCCCTGGTGGCGATGTGCGACGACGCTGTCTCCGAGCTGCGCATGGCCGAGCTGGGAAAATTCGACCGCGTGAACCAGCGCTGGGTGACCAGCCAACCCTACACCGTGGGTGTGCTGCTGTCGTCGAGCAACAACGCGACCTGGACGCCGCACCAGGATCGCGACCTCACCTTCCGCCTGCACCGCGCCGTCTACACGCAGTCCGACAAGAGCGTCGTGCTCGGCACCGTGGCGGTGGTCAACGCGACCGACCTCATGGTGTCGGCCCTGGTCGATGAGCCCGGCTCGCAGACCAGCGTGCAGTTCCAGCTGTCCATCCCTGGTGGCCAGGTGGTGACGGTGTCCAGCGGCCAGCCGGTGCGCCTGGCGGCTCCCGTCACCGGCAACGTGACCGTGACGGCGCGCATGTTCGGCGACGCCGACCTGGGCCCATCCCTTTTCCCGGGTACCGAGCTGATCGTCGGCACGGTCAACGGCACCGACAGCTACGTGTCGCGCGCCATCAAAGGCGGAACCGGTGTGCGCGTGAAGGTCATCTTCGACGCCCTGATCCCCGGCGGCTCGTCGGTCGGTGTGCAGTTCAAGGGGGCTGACGTCGGCGACACCTGGGCTACGGTGCCGTTCGTGGGCTCGGCGCCTGGCGACAACGGCTTCTACGAGATCACGCACGAGGTGACCGGCGTGACCGAGGCGATGGTGCAGATCAAGCTGAACCTGACCGGCAACACGGCGGCGCGCCCGCGGGTCAAGAACCTGCGCTTCATGACGATCTGATCATGGCAGTCATCGACGATCGCACGCCCGGCATTGACCTGCCACTTCCGCACCAGGACAACCCCCTGGAGGACGACGTCCTGCGGCTGCGCGCCGCGCTAACCGCCATAGACGCCGTGCTGTCCAGCGACGAACCGTTGCTGGCGTCCGTGCAGGCCATCGTTGACGCTCTGGGCGCCAACGCATCCACGTTGGCAACGCACGGAACGCATCTGGAGGCGGTCGACACCGCGCTGGCGGCCATTGATGTTCTGTTGGCGTCTGATGACCCTGACTTCGACACCTTGCAGGAAATCGTTGACGCGCTGAAGGACAACATCGGTCTGCTGTTCGACCACACCGGATCCGGTGGATCTGCGCACGCCGTCGCCACGGATTCCGTCGCTGGGTTCATGTCTGCATCCGACAAGTCCAAGCTGGACAGCGCCGCGCTCGGCATAGCCTTCGACTCGGTGCTCATCGTGCCGACAGCCGATGCTCAGACGGCGTTCACCGTCACCGGTGGCTACGCGCCGGGCTCCATCATGGTGTTCTTGAACGGGGTCAAGCTGTTGGCTTCCGCCTACACGGCCACCACCTCACCCGACCTGGTGATCGCTGCCGGCGCCGACATGGTCGACACGATCGAGGTGGTGCGCTTCCGTCTGGCGCTGCGCCAAGCGGCTATCTGAGTTTTTTCAAAGGAGCTTTCATGCGACGCTTTTTCTACGCCTTCCTCGCCTCCGTGGCGTTTTTTATGGTCGGTTGCTCAGCGCCGAACGCTGCGCTGATCGTCGAGAAGCAGGCCAGCGCCCGCATCGCGGCGTCGAAGTGGCAGGCCAAGGCCGATATCGAAAAGTGGAAGGCCGTGCAGGAGCTGGCCAAGTCCAACAGCGACGTCGGGCGCGCCATGGCGGGCTCTGCGGTGCAGGCCGACGCCATCAAGTCCGCGGCCACCGGTGGTGGTGGCCAGGGCAACGGTGGCGGCTACTACATGCCGCCGGACCCACTGGAGCAGGCCGTTTCGATTTCGCGCGAGGCGCGCGGCTGGTTGGGCGTGAAGTTCGGGCGTGATGTGGCGCTGGACAACAACCGCACGCAGCGGGAAATGCGCGCCAGCGACAACGCCACCTACCTGGAGTTCGGCCGCGAGATCGGCAGCACTGGGCGGTACGGCATCGACTCGACGGGCACGCTGGGCAGCGAGGCGATCGGCAAGATCCCGAACTACCCCGCGCCAGCCGGCCAGTAACAGGCTGTATCAAGCCGTTCGTCGTGACATGAGAATGGGGTCTTCCATGTTCGTTGATCACCAGGGGTCCGTTTTGAGCGAAGCCGAATTTTGCCCGCCACCTTCGCAAAAAGGCGTGTCCGAAGACCGGGTCGAATTGTTGATCGAGCGCGCCGTGGGGTCCGCCCTGGAAGAGCACGAGTCGAAGATGGTCGGGCACATGGAGCAGCAGTACTCCCAGATCAAGGCGCTGATTTCGTCAGCGTTCCCTGGTGGCGACCCGCACGGGCATCGAATGGCGCACGAGGCGCAGATCAGGCAGGCGGACGGATTTCAGAAGCTCAAGGCCGAAGTGGTGTTAAAGTTCATCACCGGCGGCCTATGGGTCGCAGCGGCCTGGGCTGCGGTGTCGCTGTGGAACGCCTTCATTTCCAACATCAAAACGCATTGAGGACGCTATGAAGCTACGCTTTCGTCACCT